TATACAACTTTCAAAATTGTTTCGATGTTCTGCATAATACCTCCTTTGTCAACGACGAGGCAGTACAATGCCAGGCATGCCAGGGCGACCTTCAACAGCAGACTGAAGCTTCGCCTTGGTGTCGGCAAGGTCTGCTGCGATTGCTTCGAAACCCGTACCAACGAGCTCTTCGGCCGTCTTAGCGGTAGTGGTAGTGTGCTGAACGGCGTCGACGTTATCTCCTGCAATGTTGTCGTTAGACGCATCATGAAACGTTTCGGTTTCCTCCGATACCTCCTCGACAACACTGTGGTCCGCGACTTGTTCGACTTCTTCGTGCTCGATTGTTTCGCTCGTCTGTTCGGCAGTTTCTGTCGAAGCGGTCTCGGTATTTTCATACGCAAGCATCGCATCGATGTCATTGATGAACTCGACGAGCTTGTTCATCTCGGGCGTCACCTTTTCGGCTTCAAGCTGAGCACGATACGGCTGTATCTGTTCTGCTTCAAGCTTTGCACGCAAAGCCCCGACTTTGTCGTCGATGTCTTTCTGCCGAGCGTCGATAAGCGTCTGCAAACGATGCATGTACGAAGCCCTTGTTTCGATAAGACTCATAGCGTTTATTCTCCTTTCTAAAATTTATATCAGTCCTTGCCACGTAAGGAATAGATATACGACAGCTGCGATTGCCATAACGGCAATGATTGCGATTAGAGTCCACAAAAAGCCTTTCACAGCTTTCGGACGGTCTCCATCGGATGCTCCCGCAATAAGAGCTCCGACCGTTCCCTTTAAGAGTTTGCTGAGCAAAAAGAACGGACTCAACACAAGCGTGAGCAAGTAGAGCAAGAATAGATTGAGCGGCTCTTCAATGCCGACGAAGCGCATGATGGGCTTGACGCCGTTGTAGTGATATTGCCGTTTACGTTCCCTGTTTGCCCATTTATCTTCGATAGCACGATGCTCGTTCTTTTGTTGCTCAGTCTGAAGTACTTCACTCGCAAAATCGACCTTTTGCTTTTCGAAGTCTGCGCGTTTCTCTTCAACTTCTGTGTGCTTGACTGCAGCTTTTTTGAGAGTCGATTTGACTTTGTCAACGAATTGCTCGTCTTCTGCACTCGCCTCAGCCAACACGTTGAGCTTGACTTGTTCCATCGCAGCGCCGAATTGCGTTTCAGGCGCAGGCACTTGTAAAGGAGATGTATCAGGCAAATTCTCAACGACTTCGCTCACAGCCTTCGATACGTTTTCGACATGCTCCGCAGCCTTGACCTCAGGCAACTCAACGTCATCTTTCGCTTCAATAGGAGCGCCCACAGTGTTGGACGTTCCATCGAGTCGAGCTTGCTCTTCTTGCATTCGTTTAAGAGCCGCGTTTACTTCATTCATGTCTTCAATCATAATGCATAACCTCCTTTTAGACTCGAACAAGTTTGCATGTTATGCTTCGTGCAAGCTGTCCTGTATCGAATAACGGGTGATTACCTTTTTTGCGAGCTGCAACACTTGGCGCGTTGGGTGCGAGTCGACCGTCGTTTGAATAGATTATCTCTCGAGCGTAGTTCTCCATACGAACGCACATTTTGTTGAGCTCTTTCTCAAGTCCTTGCTCACCGACTTCGACATACGCTTTAAGCGCTTTTTGCATCACACTCTTGATGAGCGTGTTCCCGTATTCGATTGTCATTTTGAGCACGGGTCGTGCTGGTAAATGATGTAGCGGCGACCCGTTCTCATGTATGAACATCAGCTCAGCATTCGTTATGCCTACGCTGTATGTCGTTTTACGTTTCGTCTTCGTACTAAACACTCCAATTTGAATTTGATACTCAGGAATGCTTGCAAGATATTTACGAAGACCTTCACTGACGTCACTCATTCTTTTACATACTTCTTAATGTATTCAGGTACTTTTTTGCGAATGAGTTCTTTAAGCTCATTATCGGGTAACAAAGACTCAGAATAAAGTGAACGCATTGCTTGAACGACTCTGTCATATTTGCCTATCGAATTATTTTTACCCATTTCGTTGAGAACTTGTTTCGTAAACACAACGACTTTATGGCCATCATCTTTCACTTTCGAAATTGCGTCCTCAATCGAATTTGCACGCACTTTGCGAACATGCATTACGCCGTCCTGTTCATATTCGATTGTGAAGAGTTGTTCTTTGCTGTCTTGTGTTGCCGAGTCTCTTGCTTCAATGATGCCTTTATTACGATACGAGGGATTTGCTTCAAGAAACTCTTTTACAGCAGCTTCTTTCGAAACAGCTGGCCAATCTGCAACCTTATACGCGCCAAATACGTTTTTCACGTAAATCTTGAAGTTTTTTTCAACTTCGTCTTTTGCGTCGATAGGCTTGTTCGCCTTTTCGTAGTTCTCCTCTTCAACGACAGTCCACTCTTCATTCGAAGCGTCAATAATTCTCGCCGGACCGCTCGCAACTTGATGCCAGCCGTTTCGAGCAAGTTCAGCTTTGATTTTCTCAGGCGTGTCATCGCCCATTTCGAATTTCGTGTAACCCCAAGCACCCTCTTTCATCGAGAATGTTTTGCCGATGTAGAAGTACAGATTTTTGTCGATGTCCGACTGCATCACGTAAATGATTTTATCTGTACCAGGTGTTTTCGTTGCTTGAATATCTTTCATACCTTCGTCCTCGATTTTATATTTTCCGTCGTTACAATCGACAATCACGAACTCCATTTTGTCATTGCGTTCAAGCGAGCCGCGATGATATCTCGCAGCTTCAATGCTAGACTCTGTCGCATCGACAAATGCATTACGTCCATATTGTTTCCAGTAACGTTTAACGACTATCGCATAGCCTTGACGAACTTGCCAAACTTTGATACCAGCATCGTCAACACTGTCAACAATGCGTGCAATGCCCGCACGACCTTGTTTGCAAAGTGCAACATGATTGCCGCGTATGTTGCGTTGACACGGTTCGCCGTCGTCGTCGATATCGCAGTCGTAACCACAACTCAACTCTTTGTATTCGCCGCTCTCAACAGCTTCGACTGCGTCTTTGTCTGTGATAACGAGTGTGCCCATCATGACAGGCTTTCCGTTGTCTTCGCCTTTATGAATATCACGCACAAAACCGACCGCAAGCTCGTTGTGATTTTCAGCATTGACGTCGTGGTCAGGGTGCTCGATACACACCGCTTTGTTCTCAAATGAAGCCATTGCCTTGTCAGAAAACACCTCGTCGTCTGTGCGTTCAACGTTCACAATTTTGTCGGGGTCTTCGCATGTATCGCCAAAAAGCTCACAACGTTTATATTCTTGTTTGCCGGTTCTGCTCAAAATGGCGTCCGTGCAAATCAAATAACCCTCAGGCGTTTTGAACTTGTGAGGGCCAAGTTTTTCTGCCACAAGAAAGCGCATTATCTATCTCTCCTTCATAAAATATTATATCATCAAAAGTGCCCAAAGTATAATCAGAGCGACAAACTTGTATTGCCGAATTTCGTCGTAAATTGAACGTCACAATGATAGTTGTGCTTGTCAAGATTGCTCGTAAAACTCGTAATCTCCAACACATCTTGATGCTCTTGTATTGTCTTCATTACGAAATTGTCGATTGTGACTTTTGCTGTGTCTTCATCGACAAGCGGCATACCGTACTGATAGTTGTACCAGAGCTCGTGTTGTATGACGCTCAAGCGTTGAATGAGACAGTCTCTGACCATTGTGTTTTCGCTTGAAAAATTGTCGTGTTTGTCGTTCGGATTGACGAACTTTGCTGTGCCGTCAGTGTTCGTTCCATACGACCCAAACCACACAATCGCACGTCGTCTTGTTGTGCCCGAACGTTCATCCATAACTCGTCTGACTCTCATACCGCGAATACACCTCCTACATCATTTTCGTCTGCCCAGAATGAATTTCCGCCTTGACCGTTTCCGTCAGCCCAGACCAAAATGTTGAGCATTTCGGTGATTGTGTATGTATATCGAATGCCGAGATGTTCGACAGTCAAATAGCCGCCTCTGAAGAGCTTGTCGATGTTGGGCGTTACATCTTCACTCTTGTTCAAGTAAGCGTCAACAGTTGCATCGTACGTGCTATTGTAGACAGGCAAAATCTGAAGACCTGCGTCTGTATAGTATTGCATGACTTGCTCATACGTGCCATTGCAGTAGTTTCGAATGATTTGTGCCTTAATGAGCGTTAAGAACTCTTTATCTGTCAACGACACAGTCGCAGCTGTTTTTGTCGTCGAAGTCGCAGTCTCGTAATACTCGAATGAAAACGTTCTGCGTAAGCCGAAGAGATTGCCAATCATGTCAAGCAAATCACAATTGTCGTCGTCGTAATCTTTGAGCTGTGAAATTGTGTTGAGAAAGTCGTTGTCGTAGATGTTGAGCAAATACAAAAGCAGGTCACTTGTCGGTGACACGCCTTTGAACTCGTTTAGTGCGATGCCTTGTTCGTCATCGCCTTCGCCCATCAAGAGCTCATACCACAAACGAAAATGCTCGATAAAGCAATCGTCGTTACGCAAATAGAGCGGAAGCTTTCGTTCGTAGTATCTGAACTCTCGTATTGTCAACGGTATAAGATGCTTCATGCTGCCTCCTTACTGAATTGTAAGCGTATACGTTCCATCAGTCTCCTTGTTGAATGAAAACGTCGAATACTCGTAATATGTGTCGGGATTGTCTGTACTCGCAACACTGACGTTCGATGCGCTCACAGTGTATGTTCTCTGACCCTTGAATTCAGGGTCCGCCTCAAGAATTGCGATGAAAATCTGGTCGGCGTCAATGCTGTCGCCAAGCTTGATGTTATTCGCGTAATTGTAAACTTCCTGAGCAATCGTTGCGAACTCGTTTTCTGTGAAGTATTGTGTCGGTTTGATTTTCGCAGTGATTGTCGGCTTAATCGCGACCGCTTTCTTCCAATACACGAATTGATTGAGGTAGTTTATCGTAACGCCGAGCATTTGAGGAATGAACTCATATTGCTTTGCTGTTCCGTTTGTTGCGGCAGCGGTTGAAGCAGTTGTTTTGATGCCGGGCGTCAATTTCGTGTAAATCAAATCGCCGATTGTCACATCGGCAATGTTCAGACCTTTTTGCTGACGAATGACGATGTACATGTTATGCGGAGCAATGACTGTGCCGTCTTTCGCAGTAGCATTCACTAAAGTGTTGTTGTTGTAAATGCTCACATCGTCGATGCCTGTAACTTCCAACAATGCGCCCACAAGACTTTCAAGCACGCTCACTCCGTTTGCTCCCGAAGATTGTGCACGTCTTTGTCTCAGCTCTGTATCACTCTCTTCATTGCTTCCACGAACTGCGTTTTCGGTTTGCTCGACCTTCAAGTTCATGACAAGAAGCGTCTGAGCAATCCATCCTGCAGGAGCATCGACAGGTCCAGGCTCTGTACAAGTGACCTTGACCTCAGCGCTTTCACCAGGTCCAAGTGTTACGCTCACATCGCTCACCCATTCGGTTCCGGACTTGTCAACGAAAGTGATTTGATTTGTGACGTTGCCGTTTTCATCTGTGTCGCCGAATGTGACCGGGTCGCCTGTCGTAAGCAAGCTCGTTACAATAATCGATGCAGTCGACTTTGTTGCACGCATTCGATTAACATTTGCTAATCTGCAAAGAGCATCAAGATAAATACCACTTGCAGTGTTAACATCAAGATTTGAGTATAAGCTCTTCATAACCTGTAAGATGTTGTTGATAATGAGAGCCATGTCATTGACGAACACGCCGTCAGCACTTGCTGTGCTTAGGTCGATGTCGGACCCGTACACCTCTTTGTAGCGTTTGATAATTGCGTCCCTTACATCGACGAACTCTGCAACTTCCATGCCTGCACTCACAAGTCTTACGAAGTTGCCAATTTCAAACTTTCTGTCTTTAAGCATTCTCTTATACCTCCGGTTTTCTGTAAATTAAGCCAACGACAATACCGTACGCTTTTTCATGATACAGAGTCGTTTTAGAGTCCGTGTTTGCCTGACCTGCTTTGAATGCATTCAGGCTTGCTCGAAAATCGTTGTTCGTGAAAATCACCAACACAACGTCACTCACTTTGATGTCGAGACCTTGCAGCTTGATGCACTCAATGTTTGTGTTGGAGTCTGTGATGTACTCACATCTCAAAACGTCACCGTTTATCTCACGAACAACGCAAACGTCTGCAACATTCAGCGTTCTGAACACATTATTCTTGAGTGCAAAGCATACGTCTAAGAACGAACTATTTTCAGTATCATTTCCATGTGCCATTAGCCAATCTCCTTTGCAAGGTACGCCGATATTCTCGACCTCGTCTTAGCATAGATTTCGATGAAGAAGTTCTGTCCTCGATTTTCGAGTTGATAGTGCATCTCGTAAATCATATACTGACCGTTCTCGTCGAGTAAGCCGCCAAGATTTTTCGTTGCTTCGCTTTGAGATGTCACGTTAATTTGAATGAGCGAGTTGTCCATCACGATTGTGTCGCCGCATTGAAACGCAAATGTCGGCATCACAGAGAACACCAAACCGTCGGCTGTCATACGAGGAAACCCATTCGTTAAGAGCAACGTATCTTCATTAAGTTTTATGACGCGTGCATTGCTCTTGTTTGCATCGAACAATGTCATGAATGAGTTGCCAATACAATCCGAACTCGATATGTACGAGCCCTTTTTAGTGGTCTGGTCATTGACCCATTCTGCAGCAGTTTGATTGTGCGCGTTCTCAATGCCCTCTAAGAATTGCTTCTTAAATTGCGTCGAGATGTTCGGGTTCGGAACACCTCCGACCTTGCACACAAAGTTTATCGCCGAGTACATGTTGATGCCGGAGTTGAAGCTCAAATTGATGCGTCTTTGACCGTAAGACGCAACAAGGTGGGACGCACAAAGTATCGTCACAGTGTTGGTGTCGACACTCTCTCGTAAGTTTGAGATGTACATGACCCCGCCCTCAAAAATTGTCTGAACACCGCTCGACTTATATCCACACTCAATCTTGATGTTGTAGAATTGCCCTGTGATGATTTGCACAATCTCAACGTAAGTCAAGTTCGAGATTTTGACTGTGCAATTGTCTTTAAGTGTGCTCATGAACTTGTTGCCGTTCACAGATATTGCAAGACCGACACCGCTTTCATTCTCTTCAAAAACGAGTTGCTTGTTTTTCCCGTTCTGTCCGGGACTTTTCGTTGTGAGTGTTATTCTTAAAACTCGCATCCAAGCTTTAACTGCCACGATGTCACCTCCTTGCTTAGTATTTGATGGCCTCTTGAATTATTTTTGTGAGCGCCTCAGAAAAATCGACTGGACTCAATTGAGCTGCGCAAATAAAGTACCGAGTTAAATCGTTCGGGTCAGCGTTTGCGTCACGAATGAGATACACTCGACTTTTGCTCGTACTGAAAAGCATGTTGTTGTCATTGCCGTCAGTGAAAGCATTGATTGCGCAGTTTGTGTTGGTGCACTTGATTGTTGTATCGTTGATGTCGCTAACGTTGAGCTTGTATGCATAGCCCGAGTCAACGTTGTTTCTCTCAAAATTGAAAATGTAGTACGAACCGTCAATGTTTACAAGCGTCTCTTGAGCTTTGTTTTCACTCACACTCCACACTTTCATCGCACCATCAAGCGTTCGAATTTTGTTGTGAATGCTGTCATAAAACTCCATAAAGCGCTTGACTTCTTTGTCTCTTTTCGTCGCATTCTTGTAATACACAAACGCCTTGATTTTATAAGCTCTTTTCTTGATGAGCTTAAACAATGCGAAAATGCCGATAACGACTGCAGCCACAGCTGCAACAACTGCACCAACGATAGGGATTGTTGAGATTGCCACACCCAACGCAACAAGTGTTGATGCGAGTGCGGTTGCAACAGCTGCGCCGATACCTATCGCAATTAGCGACCCGACACTTATCGTCGCAAGATACTCAAGAAAGTCGTCCGCCGCAAGATTGTAGTCAATGAGCGCTTGCAAAACCTCTTCATCGACCGCATCCCAATCGAGCAATGTATCGGAAAAGTTCGATGCATCGGCGTATGTGATGTCCGGCGCAAATCTGTCGTCGGGGTCAACGTCGTAGACTTGAACGTCTGCTCGTAACGCTTCCCTGAAGTTGAATGTAAAGCCAAGTGAGTTGATTTTCTCAACCCAATTGATGCTCTGCAACACCATGTTTTCACGCACAGTGAATTGCGGTGTGCTGTCTCTATCAACGATTTTAATTTTCGAGATTGTACAAAGAATACCCTTGTCTTTGATGTCTTCGAAGATTTTCTCAACTCGTGCTAAGCTCTTTCCTGCTTTGTCGATGAGTATCGCCTTTTTACCGTTGAGCGAGAACGTTCCGTTGAGCGTCAAGTCAATCGGGTTCTTGTACATGTGGTCGGCCATCGGAGTTCCGTTCACAGTCGGGTGTTCCGTCACAGTCGACGACGCATTTATTTGAGTATCGTTGACTGTGTCGAGAATAATCGTGACCGCGTTTGTTGCATCATTCGGGTCGATATATGATATGAGAACTGCGTATTCCACGTTAACCTCCTAAGCCTTTTTTCGCCTCGACCATTTGTGCGTTAAGCATATCGAGGTATGCCTGTTTCTGAGAGTCCGTTGTGCCGTTGAACGTGTTGTTGTTACTGAACGTTTGATTGACGACGCCGTTATTCGAAGTATAGCTTCCGATGATATCATTTATGTTCGCAAGCTTTTCTTCATCAGACGTTTGTTCACTCCCTCCGAAAAAGTCCATCAACCAACCAAGCGCATTCACAATAAACTCCATCGCACTCATCGAGAGCTCCATGAATTTTTTGATTGTATTCTTGTTCTCCATGAAAAACTCGATGATTTCCATTTGCATATCAAGCTTGAACTCTTCCATCTCAATCTGGAACTGCAAATATTTATCGAAAAAGCCGCTGTCATAGAGCTGTTCATACTTCTCAGAGTACTTCGTCATTATTTCCTGGAACTTACTCTTTTGTGTGTCGTTCATGTACCAGAGGTCTTCCTCTGACTGAATGCCCAACATCTGCTTGGCTTTGTCAAATCCGTACGACTCACTTGCAGAGAACCCGTAATTGAACGCATTCTCACGAGTGTTCGCGTTAGTTAAAAGCGAGCTCTGAAGCATTGTGCCGAGCTCACTCCAAGCATCTTTGAAGAGATTTCCTATCGAGCTCAAAAAGCTTTGTGCAAGACTTGAGAGCTTGTTGAGGAATTGACTTTTGAGGTTGCCAATCATAACCTCTGTACTCTCATCGAACTCGGTTTTGAAGTTTTGACCGAACTCTTCTTTCAGGCTCTCATTGCTGTCAATGAGCTCCTGCATGTACTTCATGAGCTCTCTTGTCGTTGCATCTTCGAACTTGTCGCCTTTGCCTTGAACTGCTCTATATTGGTCGAGCATCGACTGAGCTTGCTGCAAACTCGAACGCCTTGTGTTGTAGTCATCGAATTGCTCACGCATTTTAGCAATGCCTTCATCGCCGCCGAAAACTTTTATTTTGCGAAACGAGTCGAACAGCTTATCAATCTCTTTGACGCTATTTTCGTCGGGTGTAAATCTTACGCCCATATCAAGATGAAACTCGTCCATTGTTCGACCTCCTTGTAATTGTGTTTGGTGGACCTGCTGAGAATTGAACTCAGGTCTTACGACTTCCCGTTTAGGGCCTTAGTCGCAATCGACACCATTTCAGGCCTATGTATGCGGCGATTATTTCACGCCGCCAAGTTTATTCGCCCACTTTTCAGTGTAGAAAGAGTAATAAGAGATGTTGTGCTTTTGTCTGTACTTGTCAAAGCAACCGCACCAGATGAGACTCGGCAAACCTATCACAAACAAGAACAGCGGTCCGAGTATCAAGCTCTGAATGCAATGCCCGAACTCATGCTTGTATGTGTCCTCATCGGGTTCGTAAAAGCAAATTATGAACGCGCCCAACGAGATTGCTCCGCTCAATTTTGTACCCAACACTGTCGAGGCGCTCGCTTTTCGATACCAGACGTGGCCCTCAATCTTGTGAGACACGCATAAGAGAAGTATCGCGCCTACAAGAGTTTGGAGAATTCCCCAAGTACATTGCACGAACCAAAATAGAAACCTTTTCATGATGTACCTCCTCGAGTTCCCACGTTTAATTCTGAGACTCTTTGCGTTAGGTAAATAATTCCTATTACCTTTGCTACGAAGTGTCTCAGAAGTCAAACGATGAACTCACGTGTTATTTCCTGATTGCTTTATGAATTGAACTCTTATTGTATGCGTTCACCGTGTATAATTCATACAAGTCAAGAGCCTCCTCGCAATCATAGACATCTCGCAACTCCGCCAGTGTTGCAAGCTTGCTCGATATGAGTGCATAAATTATATTATCAAGCCGCTCACATTTGAGCAAGTCCAAGTTACCTTCAACGGGCGTATTCGGTGCAAGTGACTCTATTCGGCGGACTTCTCGAAAAAAGGCGTCAAGAACTCCTTCATGAAGAACTCAACAAGTGTCTGAATTCCTGTGAAGTTGTCTTCAATGCCGGCAGGCAAATACACATTTGCATCGACCTGCTTGACAGGTAGCCACTTTTCACCGGCTTGTACTTCGAGTCTTTCAAGCACATCATTGAAAAATTGCTTTGCACCCGCAACACTCTTCATGTCGGATGCCGAGCGCAATGCGAGTGCCTCAATCGCATTCATCTTGCGAATGCGATAAGTATTGTCTTTATAGACGAGAGTTTTCTGTTCCATTTGTGTTCTCCTTCATTTTAATCCGTAAATTACTTATATAGAGTATTTGCGTTGAGTTAATACTCATTTTGAATTACGTCTTGTGCAGCCTGAATTGCCGCCTCGTTATCATTCAGCCATTTCGTGTACGCGTTGACTTCCTGACGTTTGACTTTCGCCGTCTCAATGACCGATGCGTATTGCTCTTTCATTGCCGCAAGTTCAGCCTCATCACCGATGAGCATTGCTTGCGCAATTTTGACGCCGACGTAGTCATGTTCATTTAGCCATTGTTGAGCATCTGCAAGTGATTGGCGAGCATCGTCAACACTGGCGAGCAACGTCTCCGCATCAGCAACGACCTTGCTCTTTACGTAAGTAACGAGCTTGCCATTCGACCAGCACTTCTTACAAGAAAGCAATGCCTCGTAATCTTCGATTTTTACGAGTGCTGCATTTTCGTTAGGTGTGAATACGTCTTCGACATACTCCTCGTTTTCGATTTGAGCCTGCTCTTCTTTCGAAATTCCTTCGGGCATCACGAAATCGGCAGGTAATTCACGCTTGCGTGTTTTCTTAACCTGTTCGGTTTTCCCAACCGGAAAGCTCGTGAACCCAAACTTACCGTTCGGAACAAGATAGATGCCTGTCATCTTCTCGTCCGTTCGCAAATAGGGTTTGTTTTGTAATAATTCTTGCAAAGTCATATTCGACTCCTCCTTATAAAGTGAATAGATTTCGTATGCATTGTAATGCTTCGATACCGTCTATAGCAGCTCCTTGTGTTGAGTGATTTGAACGACAAGCTCGTGCCGTTTGGACCCGTCAATTTGTCAATAAGCAAGTTATCGACTGTCAAAGCAGCATTTGCAAGACTATCGAAAATCGGCAATCGGCTTGTGCTTCGACGTTATACGCCAACGTTTGTTTTCATTTTTAACTTCCAAGGCCGAAGCCTTAGAGGCTTGTGACTAATTATTTTCTTGCTTCGACGATTAACGTTTCTGTTTGGCCAGAATTTTTTAACGCATACGTTGCACTTGACCCAGATATAGTAATCGATGTCTTGTAGAAGATAAAGTCACCGCCCGTAACATCTGCAGAATGTTGTATTATCGATATGATATCAATTCTTGACGATGACCAAAAAAACGCTATATCGATTAACTTTATTTGCGTCGATATAGTTACTTTTGACAAATCAATATCTGCACCGCAAAAACCACCTGTACGATTTTCTCTTACTCTTGCATATTTATAACCTGCATTTTTAAGAGCGATAAAGTCGTATTTGTTACCGCTTCCAGATTGACGAGCTGTAAAACGACCAACCTCAATCCAATTTACTGCGTCTGCAACCGCTTTCTCAGTAGGAAGCCCTTCCCCCGATGCAGAGATTGCGTTGACAATGCTTCGTGTGTTTTTCATTTGCATTTGCTTGGGCCCAGAGCCAATGCCAAAAGTTGTCAACACACGCTCTACTGTCGATGACGTTGCATTGTCAAGTGCTTCGATAAGCGTTGCGCCACTTGCGCAAACAACGTTTAGACCTTTTTGTGTCTTCATATATGTCCTCCTATTTGATAACGACTTTGATTGAGATTGCCGAGTTCGTATAAATTGTCACGTTTCCAGAAGAGTCAATTGCAGGTGAGTCATAAGTCTCTTCCCACAAGCTCCCGTTCTGAACGTACGTGTGAACGCTTGGGTATGCACCCTTGCCGTGTGTTGCAGCTGTGATTTGCTTGTAATAATTGCCGCTCGAACCCGACCAGCTCGAGATTGTTGTGACGTAAGGCGTTCCGCCTCCTCCTGCTTCACCCTCATAAAGAGCTTTCTTGCCATCCTTGCGTGTTAAAATGCCATTATCATCGATTTTGAATATAAGAGTGCCATTGTCTTCGTCGTAATAATTCAGAGCGCCTTTATCACAAGGCGACCACATTACGACTTGGTCACCATCGAACCAAATGCCAGACGTTTCACTTGTGTTCAAGCCTTGTGATATGCCAAAGCCAGACATGAATGTAACACCAGTGCTTGTGCCCTTATATGTGGGTTCTGCACCAGAATTAAGCGCAACATTCTTTCCGTCGAGTTCTTTGAAAATATCTCCGATGTTACTCGGTAACAAGGTGACCGCTCCTGTCTTACCCGCAACACTCGTCACAGGATAGGGTGGCGGATTGCTCGCAGAGTATTGCTTGACGTTATCAACGTTTCCGAGACCGACATCGCCTTTCGCCAAAATCACAGCGCCCGTTTTACCTGCAACACTTGTGACAGGCGCCGTTTGCAAAAAATCAGAGAAGTCAACAATCGTTCCGTTCACATTGCCATAAAGTTTTGCGACTCCACCGACAAGTCCAAACGCAAGCTCGCCATTCCCAAGGTTCGACGTGGTCGGCACGTTACCGGATGTTATGAGCTTAAGATTTGATACGATTTCAGCCGACGCCATACGCCACCTCCTTGTTGAGATTTTAGATTGTCGCGATTTTCAGAACAACGTCCGCTTTCACACCGTTTGCGTCAACGATGATGCCTTGTCCTGCTTTCACAGTAACCGCTCCGCTCGCAACATTCAACCCGTTCCCAAAGCTCGCAATACCCTTAGCACTTGCTGTCGCCGTAGGTAAGTTCGCCACAGGAATTACACCCGAAATATCTGTCGTTGCAACGATTTTGTCCTTGAACGCCAGACCCTTCAAATCAGCGAACCACTTTGCAATTTTGCCAAGCGAAACAGCGAGCGTCTCACCTGTTGCAACGTTTGCTCTCGAAGCAGCTTGCGTAAATGTTGTCGAAATGTCAGCGCCTGTAAGAACGACCGCACCTTGTTTGCCATTTACTGATATGACTTTGCTATCTGGTGTAAGCAGTTCTTTCCAGTTTGCAGCAGTTGTTGCAGGTGTTGTTTGCAAAATAAATGATTTGCTTACGTCTGTTCTAATAGCAACATCACCGACTTGTGCTTTCAAAGCGAGCATTGCCGTTTCACTATCAACGACGTACGTTTCGGTGATTGCCACTGCAGGAATTATGCTCTCAACGAGCTTTCCGTTAGAGTCCAACACAGGCACGTTGCCAGCAGCCGTTCCGACATCTTTTGAAGCAGCCGACCCTAAACCGTCGACGACCTCTTGTTTTGCAGTCGCGATAGCGTCCGTCACACCCTTTTGAGATATGACCGTGGTCGTGCTTTGACCGGTTACCTGAACGATTGTGACCTTTGCCTGTCCCTCGTCGACTAAGTCGTGCACAGAACCGTCGTAGTTGCCCCAGATGGAGGCTCTCGCATTAACGATACCGAAGCACATGTAGCCAAGAGGGAGCTCTTCAGGCGTAGGAACGCTTGTACGGGCAGAGCCGTCAATGAGTTTCAGGTTAGTTATGAGTTCCAAACTTGCCATTTTATGTCTCCTTTCGTCGCCCATATACTAGTACGGGCAGATTTTAGATTTTTGTTATGCGTAGCGTCGGATTTTCAATTGCTGTCTCTAAACTTGCAACTCGCTCTTCCAAAGCTCCGACGTCCTGCTTTGTTGCTAGTGTTGGATTGATGAGAATTTTTTGTTTTGTGTCTTTCCATTGTCCATCAATAAATGCCCATCGTGTGTTAGTCTCAAATACATCTGCATAATCTCCACTAAATGCCAACACTTGCCGTAAGTCTTGTATTGTTGCGAAGTCACCTTTGTATGCGTTGTTTGACCGAATGAGTATTGACTTTACTTCAACTTGCTTTGGCTCAGGCTTTTTGATTGTCGCAATAAACCGCTCTTGTTGTTTGAGCGTTGTATGAAACTCATTAGCCACTATTGCCATTCAGTTTATTCTCCTTTTTCAAGATTGTGAGATTTGCGTTATGAATGACCGTGATAGGAGTAGCCTCGCCCTTAAATAATACTGTTATGTCATACGTACATGTGCAAGGACTGAATGTTGAGGTTAAGTCAGAGTCAAGCGTAAGAGCGAACTCACTTTGAGATGTAGAAATAAGAGCAATTTGTTGTTTGAGCCTCGAGCAAGTAAAGACGACGCTTTCGACATTTTCGAGAGGTGAATTATCTTGATTTGTGATGATGTACAAGTACGAGCCATAGTCGCCTTGTATAAGTTGAATGTCATAGTTGTCATTTACGTTTATTGAGCAACCGCAGTCCATACTCGTTCACCTCCTTTAGTATATGAGCACCTTCAATGCGACCTGAACGTTCGAGTAAACCGTTACGTTACCTGTTGTCCAGTCGATTTTCGGTGAGTCGTACGTCTCTTCACCGTCAACGTATGTATGAACTCTCGGACGTGTTCCACGCTTATGTGTTGTAGCAGGAATACTGTACGAATAATTGCCGGCACTTCCGCTCCAAGAGCTCGTTGTCAAATCGACTTCATAATACGCTTTGAGCCGAGTGATGTCTGCCTGAGCAGTGTCCATTTCACCCTCAAGCGTTGTCACTCGCTGTCCAAGTGTTGAGGAGCTTCCACTTAAAGCTGCGACCTCGTCTTCCAAATTGTCAACGCGAGGTTCGAGAGCGTCAAGTCTGTTCTTGTTAGACGTGATTTGATTTTGCTTGTCTGTGAGCTTACCGTTTATCACACCCTCTCTCGCATCTGTGTACAACTTAGCCGATGCCAACACTGTGGCGTCGAGCTGGTCAATCGCAGCCTTGATTGCGTTCTTGACTTGTGTGACAGTCGACATCAAACTCAAACCGTCGGGAAGCGTCTTGATATCGTCGCACATTTGCATTAAGCCTGCCACAACGATATTCGCTTGTCTCAACGCCGAATTGACTCGTAACGCGCTTGCAGGGTCGCCAGCTTTGAAGCCGTCAACCCTTTGAGCGTCTGTCGCAAACACAGATGCAGACTGAACTTGTTGTCCTGCTGTGGGTGAGTCAACCCACGGTTTGAAGTTATTTGCCATAAGCTTTGCTCCTTACGTTATTTGAGAGCTCGTTACTCTCCTTTGCCGGCCAAATCGCTAAGTGTAAGCGTTTTCTTGCCGCCCGTGTTTTCGCCCGTTTTGTTTGCGTTCGGTTTGTCACCCTTTACGTCAGGCATTTTGAACTCGGTCTTTGCCTCAGTTACAGTGTTGAGGTCTTTCTGTTCAAGCTCATCGAGCTTGCTTTCGTCGACCTCTTCTGTCGAGCCAATGGTGAGCACCTTGTCTTTCGCAAGCGCCTTAACGCTCGCCCATTCCGCGATTTCGGCGGGATAGCGATGTGCGCCCTTGCGAATGAGCACTTGATGTTTGGGCCATTCGGGATTGACCTTAAGTCTGTCGGGAACATGTGCGTCAGGGTTAGTGACGTCTTTGTTTTGCAAACCTGTCGTGACCCGAATAGTCACATCTGATTGAATTTGTACGAACTTTGCCATAGTTGTGTCTCCTTTACTCTTATTTATCTCAATCGACATCGTCGTTTGATATCATATAGACGCGCAACACTTCGCCTGTCAGGAACCTGCAAAAGTGCTCCTTGCTTGAGAGCGCCCTGTATAGTTCAACATTTACGCGGTTCACGTTAAGTCGTGTGACTTCCTGACCCATGAACTTGAGTATGTCTCTCACATTGTCGAACATATATTTGAGGTCTTCGTCGTGTTTGTCGTAAAAGACGAGAAAGAAGCGGCCTTTGTAGAGTGAACGCGTATTGTGTTGTACTTTACCTCGTTTAGCCACGACTTTACTCATCTCCTATACTAATTTTCTCCAACTCTTCCTCAAACTTGTCGTCAAGCTTATCGAGCTCGTCTTGTGTAAGCCCGAAGTTTATTTCGCCTTTGTTGACGTACTTTATAAGCGCTTGACCTGTGAGTTTGGGTGTCAGAACTCCCGCATCTTGAAGCTTAGCACACAAATCGACGAACGAGCTCAGACCCTTAATTCTGTCCTCGTCCTGCTTTTTGATGAGCAATGAGTCAAATGTGAACTCCACCTTGTCGTCGATGCCTTCGAGCTGAAAGAGTAAACCCAAGAACTTCTCGTACACAGGCCGTAAATAGCTCTCGCATCTCCCATTTATCGTCTCGTCATATCTTTCCAAAGCATCAACGTCATTGCTGAAGCCTTGCTTCAAGTCACCGAACAACACGCCCTGCATCTCAACAGCTGCGCTTATCTGCCACATGTTTTGCTCGAGCAAGTTGCTCAAGCCTGTGAGTCCTGCAAAGCCGTGTTCCTGATATTCGTCCTCTTTGTCCAAGAACGTTAAGCTGTTAAAATTCCGACCCCAGTTCACCATCTCGAGTCGTTTTCTCAATTGTTCTTCATTTTCAGCATCTTGACCCATGAAAATGCCGCGCATGCCAGCCATTTTGATGACCTCGATGAGCGACTTATCTATCAAACTTTGTACGCTGTTCTTGAGCTTTTCGTCTCTGCTCAGCTCACCAAGAATGTGAGCTCCTTCAGCATAGCCCCAACCTTGCAATTGCCCGTTCTTAATGAGCTTAGGCGCTGTTCGATGTTCGTATCGCAACACAAAGTCGTGATGCATCGTTTTCGTAACACCATCGGCGAACGTCACATTGTACATTTTCGGCTTTCCATAGTCAATCGAGTTCATGTCGTCGACCATCTCGGAAGAAGGTGCTACACCGTACCAACGGTCAACGACGTAAAAGCGCATAGTCTTTGCCTTACGCGCTTTCTCAATGTCCATAGGCTGTTTGTAGTCGTCGTCGCTAAAATTATCGAACAACATACACGCAATCGAGCCGCCGAAAAGTGAGCCCCATTGCAAAAGATTTATAAAATCAGTACGCTTTGCTTGAAGCTTGCGCATTACGTTTGAAAATTTCGGATTTGAGCCAGCGAGTGTGATGCCGCAACGTATCATATCTTGTGACGGCTTGTCAATCACACGTCTGAACACCCAACTCTCATTATAGAGCGCGAGCCACAACCACCAGTTGAGCGTATCATTGTCGAAGTTGTAATTCGAGAAGTGCTCGCTCACCTCTTTGTTGCCAATAGACAAAAGAGAGTTGCCGTATGAGTCTTTCATCGGCACACTCTCTTTCGCGCTCTCAAATATTTTCTGTGCACTGTCTGTAACGCGATGTTCGAAGTCGTTACCTGCCCCGAGTTTCTCAGCTTTCATCATGAGCTCAAGCATCTCTTCTTGTAATCCGGGCATGTGTTGACCTCCTTCGAGTATAATCACAGAAGTGTTCTATTATACTTCTTAATTATATTATATCACGTTTTTTCACGAATGTAAACCCTTTTGATGCACCTTTTCGAAAATATTTTCTACTTACACGCGTATACATCGTGAGAATTTGATAATGCAACGTGTATGCTTCATGTGTCATGCATGTGTCTCGCATGTGCTCAAAAATTAAGTTTGACTTGTGACCCATTTTATGAGACTTGACTTTGACCCTCGAGAACTTTTATTTATTTATCGAAAAAGTCAATATATTATGTATATATACACGAAAGGAATATATATTGTGTTTATTATCTTTTTAGATAAATAAATAAAAATAAATAACGCGAGAGCATTAAAGTAGCTAGCTATTTTGGAAAGTAACCTACCCTATTTATCGAACCTTTTATCAAACCTTTTATCGAAGTAAAAATTTGACTTTTTGAGGAGCTTTTATCGAAAATGAATTTTTGCAAATCTTGATAAATTTTCTCAATAAAAATTTGTTTTATTTATTTTGAAACTTTTTTCGATAAATAAACAAAAAGTAGTTTACTTTTTAGAAAGAACATGATATAATATATTTAAGATAAATTGGAGGTATCGCAATGGCAAAGACAATAAAAGACATAGCCACCACGATAGACCAACAGGCGCTGCTCGGACGGCCCGTTACAGATTGGCTGCCCATTCTCGCAGACGAGTGTCAGGTCTATCAGCTCGATAATGGAGGCTACATTGGCAAAAGCTTTTCGCAAATTCATTACAGATTTTGTGATGCGAAAACGGCGACAGAGATGCTCATCGACAACTTGCACTCGATATTGCGTAATAAATACTTCACAGTGTTGACCGATGAAGTGTTCGACAGAATATCTCAAATCGTTACACGCATGACGTCGAATTTACGTTCTACGCTCAAGACAATTACATTCAAGCGTGATAATCTCGAAGACAATCCTGATTTACAATACGCTCGTTTCATACCTGACGGGTGCATCGCATTTCGTAATGGTGTATATGATTTTCGCAACGCAAAGTGGCTCTTCAAGTACGACAAAATTCAGTTGAGCACAGGCTTGACGCTCATCTCATATACGAAAGAGTATATGGTGCGTTGGTACTTCAACTACAACTTTGAGCCGCTCGATTTTTCACTCGCAGACATCGAGCTAAAAGATTTCGTGCAAGTGTTGCGTGAACTCAATGATGTCCAGCGTAATTATTGTTTCGAGCTCGTGTACAATATGAGCTTTACGAACGAGCATAAATTTAGTCTCGATAGATTTGAGCATTTATGTCAAATTTTGGGCTACACATGTTTGAACTCATTCGCTCAAAACTTTGTGATGCTCATTGGTGCAGGACAGAACGGCAAGAACTCGTTGTTCGACGGGTTCTTTACTTCGAACTGCGTTCCCAAACCTTCGAGCTTGTCGCTCGATGAGATTGAGACAGACACGTTTATCACGGGTGCACTCGAGGGTGTCGCGCATAATATATTTTTGGAAACGTCCGCGAAGACATATCGTGAGTCACGCGTCATAAAATCTCTCACAGGTTCAGAAGACCAGACAATACATCACAAGGGTGTTGGCAAATATTCCGGAATATTAAACTGCAAATTCGTGTTCGCAGGCAACGACAGAAACGAGATAAAGTTTGCCGATACTACTAATGGCTTTCTCAGACGTATCAACATGTTCGAGATATTCTACACCTGGGACTCTAAGAAACAATTCTTAAAGAGCGGCGATTATTACGACGCTTCGTTCTCATCTGATTTGCGAGAGCTCAAAGACGACAAAGCTTCGGCGATAGTGTTCGCATATCTCGCAATGTACGGCATCAAATCTGCGACTAAGAATTTCAAGAGCGTATTCACGTTCACACACAATGAATGGAATGCCGACTTCGCAGATGTTGACCACGACTTGAAAATGAACCTCGAAAAAATTCGTATTTCCGAGCTCTTTGCTTGGGGTCGTGAGTCGAAAACAAATGCTGATGCACTTGAGTCTGCATTGTACGCGAAAAACAAAGTCAAACTTTGGAAAGCGATTTACGACGAGAACGAAAATCAAGTCTTTAGCAAATTCGAACAACTGCTCAATCACTCCAAGAAAGTTACAATCGATGAGTCAGGAACGACAGATGAGATTTTCGACGGTGACGACTTCGTAAAAGACTTCGATGATGTGTTCATCTCAACACAGTTCCTGAAAGAATATCTCAGAGACTTGGGTCATGCACGTGCATTTACACTTGCTTTGCAACGCTTGTACGGCACAAATTGTTTCAACAAAATGGGTGCGAACGTCACCGTCATTCATTGCAACTTCAAGAAAGACAAGCTACACATCATTCGATAAGCACATCGCGCATCACACGTCGCGTATCATATAATCATTAAGGAGAAACACAAATCATGATAGGCAAATACAAAGGTCAGACAATTGAGTGCGTGTATTGCGGTCATAAGTACACTCGTACAGGTCCTTACTCGTACTGTCCCAAATGTCATGCTGACCCAGACGAACCCTTAAACGAATACTCACAAGCAGCAGGTTGGTGCGAGCATTGTTGTGACACTGCTGCTCAAGAGTCTTGCAAAGAGACTGGACTTTGTCCGCTCGCATAATACTCACTCTTCACCCTCTCTCTTTCCACTCGTTTATACTCAAAACTTTTTTCAAAAATTTTTTCAAAAAGTTACTCAAAGTAGTTTACTTTTGATGAAAGATGTGATATAATATAATCAAGATAAATCAAAGGAGACTTCAAACAATGAAAACATTCGTACCCCACAAGATGTGTGCGCTTAGCTTGAACACTCAAGCCAAGCTCGACAAGCAAATTCTGCGTGACAAGCACGACGCAATTCTCAACGCATTTGTATTAGACATGAAGCAGATGCTCATCGATAAAGAGTTCGTTGCTCTCAATAAAGAACGTTCGGAAAGAAAATACTACATGCCCGCGTCTGCAAGCGAGTTGAACGACTTGCTTTACAAAATCGAAACCGCACTTCACAGCACGTCTTTCGATGTAAACGAGTACTTCAACACATGTGCAATGCTTGTTGCACAGCTCTCCGACAAGCTCATTGAGCTCGTCAAAACGTGTGAGGCGTAACATGAGAACTCCTTATTCGCCGACTTTCTTACGAATTTCGTCTCCCACTACGTTATTCTTTCTGCCTTCGCTCAGAGCAATGTATTACGGGCAGTTTGATAAGAGCGTCGAAGAGAGAAACATCGCAGATTTTAACAAGACGCAGTCGTTCATATCTGAGACGCTTTCGAGACCCTTATACGCGATGCTTGTACATTTCGCAGAGAATATTAACTCTTTGTTGCCTGACTCGCAAGCCATCACACATCAAATCGCCGAAGACGTTAAGCTTGCAAATCTCATTCGTTATTCGAGCTTCAACGCAAATCTCAAAAACTTTGCGACTTCACTAAATAACACATTCTCGCCCAATCCTGCACAGATGCTTAAGTTTGTCGAAGCTCGTAACATCTCGCATTCTCAAATTATTGAGCTCATTCTCAAATTATGTGCGTGCATTTCGAGTAAGCAAATGCGAAGCTCGAAGTTCTCTACGCCTGCACATTACGCAGTCAAGAACATCTTCGAACTCCTCAGTGTTGAGGATGCATTCAACTGTTACACCGAAGATAAGTGCATCTTAGACGACGAAGTTCTCAGATGTCGTGAGTATATTGCATCGTTTTTCAAGAACTTCGACATAAACGCGTATCTCAACTATCGTCCCATACTCGCTCATGAATTTTACGACGCTTTGATTGACATTTGCACGTCAAAATTGCCGAAAGATTTGCTCAAACAAAGCGGCATTGAAAAGCTTTTGAGCAAGCTCAATCCAGATTTTTCTAAATACGTGAACATGCCTGTCGCGGTCATGAAAAGTATCAAACAGCATCTCGACATGCTCTCGCAAGCGTTCTTCATCATGTCGTCTCATACATATCTCGACTGCAAAAACATGTCACCTATGGAGCTCAAGCTCAATCGTGTCGTTGCATGCGCAGATTATGAGTTCTCGGACTTAACTCGCATGTGTTCGGAGGACGTGCAATGCAAAATCATGAACGAGAATTATCTGCTCAAGTATCAAATCGAACGTCTGAACTCTCACATCGAATTGCTTCAGCTCAACACTCGCAATCTCGTTCATCGTGAGCTCACAATCGAAGAGCTCGCACACGAACGTCTTGAGTACATCATCTCGAACTTCCCGCTTCGTTATCATGAAGCGCTCAACGATATGCTCGACATGATTTACGACAAGTTCTCATCGTCCGAGTTCTTCGTGATGCTCATCAAAAAATTCGACCGCATCTCGATAAATCATGAACAGCAACCGATGTACTCGATGCATCACAATGTTGTGCATTGCGAATTTGAGTCGTGCAAAAATTGCTGTGAAGAACGTTCGTATTCTGCTAATTGCAATGAACAGCATGACCCGCTCGACGATGTCGAACCTTGGACGCCTGAAAAGCTCGATGAACTCTTAAAGTTCTGTGATACTCCTGAGAACGAGCAAACTCGTAAAGACGCAGGTTATGTCGACACAGACGATGTTAAGCCTGGTTCTAAACCTGACAATGAGCTCGACCCGATGAGCAAATTCATGCTCGAACTTGTTGGCATCAATCTCAAAATGAAGCCGAAAGAGTACATCGACGATTTGATATCTGAGGTCAAGTCGATGTTTGAGAACAAAATCGACATCGAAAAATGGCTCAACGACGATGCAATATCGATGGAGAAGAAACTCGAAATCGGCTACATCATCAAAGTTCTTGGCGAAGATATAACGCACAAATCATGAACGCGAACGCTCACAAGTCTCGCATGCATTACGAGTATCACACTCAACGTGAGCATACGCTTGAACGCATAGTGTTGAACATGCTTGAAACACATCGTAATGTGCGTGAGCTTGCGAGTTATTATCACGTTCCCAAATCAACGCTTTACGATTGGCTCAAATCTGCAGAACGCTATCTGCCCTATGACTTATATTCTCGCATGCAGAACGAGCTTTACTTGCATCGATGCAAACAATGCAATATCTGGAACATCGGTGACCCGCTTTACTATTGCACAGACGCCGATGGTCCATTAGACTAATAAGGAGGTCAAAACATGTTCGAACATCTTGAAAAAATGCGTCAAGAACTCGCTCAACAACACCGCTGGGACGCTCGCTTTATGCGCGTTACACAAGAGATTGCAACTTGGTCGAGTTGCATTCGTCCTGGACGTCAAGTCGGTGCTGTGATTGTGAAAGACAAACGCATTCTCACGACCGGCTATAACGGCGCACCATCAGGCATTGAGTCTTGTGCAGAGAAAAATCAATGTCTGCGTGAACTCGCTCACATTGAGTCCGGCACTCGACAAGAGGTCTGCTTTGCGATACATGCTGAACAGAACGCATTACTGCAAGCTGCAAAGCTCGGCATCAGTGTTGACGGTTCGACTCTGTACTGTACTCATCAGCCTTGCTCGATATGTGCTAAGCAAATCATAAACGCCGGCATCAAACGAGTCGTCTATCTTGAAGGCTATCCCGATGATTTTGCCTTAAAGCTTTTGCATGAGGCGAATGTTCAGCTCGACAAATTCAAAGCATAAATCAACGTCAAAAGGAGAATAAATCTATGCAACCCAACTCTTGTCCCGTTCTTACAGCAGAACAGAAAGTCGCAGTTTTCAAACGCGAGCTTTCGTATATCAAAGACCTCGAAATTCGCACTCTCACAGAAGAGCTTATCGGCGCAATTCCGAACTACTTCTTCGACATTCCTGCATCGTCTACGGGCAAATATCACCCCGATTATGCACTTGGTCAAGGCGGACTCGTTCGTCATACAAAAGCTGCGTGCTTGTTTGCAAACATTTTGCGCGTTCCCAATCCATTGCAACTTTCCGAGTACGAACTCGACTGTGCGATTGCTGCACTCATTATGCACGATACACGCAAGTCAGGCATTTCCGACGAAGCAAAGTCGCAATACACTCGCTTTGACCATCCTGTTCTTGCCGCAGAAGCTGTGAGAACGCACTTCAATTTCGACGAGCATTTCCTTAGTGTTGACGACATGGCGAAGAACATTCAACTCATTCTCAACACTATCGCTCGAGGCATCGAGTCGCACATGGGTCAGTGGAACACCTCATCTTACTCGCCCGGCGTAACACTTCCCGTTCCTTCCGACCCATTGCAACATTTCGTTCACATGTGTGATTATCTCGCATCTCGTAAAGAGCTCGACATCAAGAATTTGTTTTAAGCGCTATGCGAAAATCTCATCCTACGACAATACATTTGAAAGACCTCGACCAACACAAGCTTGAGCCTGATACGCCAGCTCAAACCGAGCCTGACTTGCGTGAGCAATTCATTAAGTCAAATCCGAAGAGCATCCCGCATGAACTCCAGCTGATGTTGGTCGATATTCAGACAGAGTTCGCCCAATATCTTGTGTCGCCTCAATGCAAACTCTCAAATGATGAGGCGAATAATCTCTGGTTTGTCGTTCGAAAGATTTTCAGGAGTTATGGTCTTGAATAACTCACGTGTACTATATAATATATACGCGTATACGCACGTGTACACGTGAGTTCACCAGATTAACTCTGAGACATCTTGCAGCTCTTATTTAATATTCTTATTATCTCACAAGTTGTTTTCTCTGATATACCTCAGAATAATTCTTGATACACTCGTAAATCTCAAAATTGCTTCAAAATTTTTTCTTAAAATGTACCCAAAAGAGTTTACATTTGAGAAAAAATGTGATATAATAAATACAAGATGAATATTGCCGAGTCGCCAAGTGGTTAAGGCATTGGACTTTGACTCCATCACACATACGTTCAAATCGTATCTCGGCAGCCAAATAATTGCGGCTTGGGTAAGAGGACCTGTAAGTAGTTGATAGTGGAACAATAACCGTAATGTGCTTCAGTGGCTCAATGGCAGAGCAGGTGATTTGTAATCATCAGATTGCAGGTTCGACTCCTGTCTGAAGCTCCATCCCCGTGAGATGAGGCGTGATTAGTATGAGAATACGTCAATGCCAAGAGTCTCTAAGAATAAGAATGCTGGCAATTTGGGAGCCTGACCTTTTGTATCAACATTTTCGCCAGAGAAAATGGATTGACGACCTGCAAAGACAAGTGACTGTTCGGAAAGACGAACATATATTTGAGTAAAGGAGGTTGTCATGGCTCGTACACCTGTCAAGAAAAAACAGCAAGAACTCGCAGCACAAGAACGTGCTTTGCAGATTGCTCAAGACAATGTCAATCAAATCGAGCTTGCATATAAGCAAGAGCTTGAAACGAACCCTGACTTCTCTCTTGTTGTTGACCCGCTCAACAAATATAATTTACCCGTCAAGACAAAAGAGTTCGTCAGGCATTACATTGAACATCGCAACATTGCGACAGCTGCAGTATTCTGTCACATTGAAAACGATGAAGCACTTGAGATTTTTACATCATTCCCAGTTCAACAAGAGATTAGACGCATCTCTCGTGCATTGTATCATCGTCAATTCTCGAAAAAGATGATGTCGCTTAACGAGATAGGCGGTTATCTCACATCGCTTATTGAGGACAGCGAAATTCCTGCCGCTGACAGATTATCGACTCGCGATAAGCTCGCAGTAATACGCATGCTTATTGAGCTCAATCAAATGAAGCTCGCATCGATGGGCGACCCGTCTGTGTTGATGATGCGTGATGTGAATATTCTCGTCAAAGATTTGAGTGTGGGAGCAATTAAAGCATTACTCGAACAAAGCAAACCTTCGACTCCGCCAAATCGTGACATCGTAACTGCAACAAACACGATGCGAATTCAGAATTCTGAACCGGTTCTTACACCTGAAGAGGCTGCATACATTGAGTCTCTTCCTGCAGATGAAGCACTTGCTCTGCTTAACGAGCAATACAAATAAAGGAGGCACCAAATGAACAAGCAAATTTACAAAATCGCCGGCGTAACAGAAAACGACTTCAAAACTTGGTGCAAAGATACCGGGCGAAAGGCGTACAAGCCTGAAAGCAAAACGGAGTTCTTTGCTCGTCTTGCCGACGGTCGTCTCATACGTGACGAAAAAACGCACAAGCTTATCACTAAACGTAGGAGCAAATAATCATGGCCAACACGGAGACGAACGATATGAAAGTTCAAGCATCACAATTTTTCACTCTCAAAATTTATTTGCATCGACGCAGACGCCCGATAGAACTCGACGGTTTGACGCAAGACGAAGTGAATAACTTCAACACAAATGCAACTGCAAAGATGTTCGTTAAGTACGGGCCTGTGTTGATTAGAACTGAAGCAATCGACTACGTCGTAATTACACCCTCTCACTAAGCCGAGTATTTTCAAGTCGAGATACTCGGCTTTGTCATCTCAAAAATTTAGTAACTTTCCGAAAAATTTTTTGAAAAAAGTACTCAAAAGTAGTTTACTTTTCGTTTCAGATGTGATATAATATAATCAAGATAAAACAAGGAGGACCATACAAATGGCAGACATCTACACGATTGATGCTACGGGTGGTAAGTTCACGCAAAAGCGTTTCAACGAATTCTGTTCGTACATCAAAACGGAGAACGAACTCGTACATATCGTCGTCGATGATATCGATGAGTGCGTTCCCTACAATCAGCTCAGGGCGTTGCTTGAAACAAAAGAGCTTGCCGAGATTTTTGAGAGCAAACCGAACGATATATGTTCGTTTGCTTGCGAAGATGCGGCGCTCATCGTCGACACAAACGACGTAACCTGGTGGCAGAAACAAAAGGACGGCAAGTTCGTCAGGACCGAAAAGCTTTTCTCCGAGGTGCAAATCAATACTGCGTTTCAGCCCAAAGAAAAGAAAGAAAAGACTACAAGTTCCGCGACAAGTCGTTCTCGTACTCTCAAAATCGCAGCAGGCGTTCAAGAGGGCGTCGACATCAACGAGCTTGAGCTCTTTGAAGGCGACAACAAGTCTTGTGTTGCATTCATCAACGAATACTTCGCAAAAATGAATATTCGTTCGAGGTTCGATGAAAACAAGACTGTGAAGTTCGTTGTCGATTATCATGACGACGAGGAGCTTTGTATTTCGACAAACTGGAAGACAATCGACGAACTCGAACTTGAAGGCGTGGTGCAGATCGTATGAAACTTTCACACTCAAAACTCGCAAAGATAATGTCTTGTCCTATGAGCTATCGACTTACTTATGAGCTTGGCATTTGGACGAAAGTCGAAAAGCCTGCTCTGAATATTGGCTCGGCAGTTCATTGGGGCATCGAACACAACACATGCGACTTAAGCTCATACTTCAAAGAGCAAGGCACCTTCAAGCAGGGCGACACATACACAAGAGAGCAGCTCTTATCGGAGGCGATGGTGTACGGGTATCTCAAACACAAAGATGAGATATTCGAACAAATTCTTGTCGACCCCGACAATCCGGACGAAAAGCTCGTTTTGGAAGACGAAACGCATGAGCTTTACGTGACGGGCAAGCTCAAGTCGTTCTTGCAAAATCAGGACCATCACGATTTTGTGGGCATCGTCGACCTGTTGTTGCTCACAAACAAAGGGTTCGTCATAATTGACTACAAAACATCGACGTACGAACCTGACTGGGACGGTTATCTTGACCAGATTTATCGCTACATCTTCATGTTGCAGTCCGAGTTTCCGGACGTTCCGGTCGTAAAGGTCGGCATCATCAACATCAAGAAGACGGCGATACGTCAAAAGAAAATGGAGAACGAGTCCGAGTTCTTCAATCGAATGAAGTTCGAGTACGAAATCAATACGGAGAATTACGTGAACTATCATGAGTTTCCGAAGAAAGACATTGACGAACGTTTGCTCAATTCGTACATCGAGAATTTATCTATCATGGCGGACGCGGCTCAGACAATCGTCGATAACAAATTGTTCTTCATCAACTTCTCAAACGCAAAGACGTCGTACGGTAAGTCGGACTTCTACGACATATTCTATCACACGCCGAATGCGTACGTGTTGTACGCTATTACCGATTTTGTCTGGGACGAAGATGAAAAATTATTCAGTGACAAGCGTGATTGCATTGAACTCGATATGAGATGTGCCGATGCAGATTATGCAAAAGTTCTAAATAAATATTCATTGTTCGAACCCTTGTACATCGAGTATTTTAAGGACAAAATCGCGGACGAAACAACACTCATGCAATTCGTTGAATATCTTCGTTCGCAATACTACATCGACGACGACTTGATTTTGCTTTATCTCAAGACGCTTAATATGAAGCAAAAGGTCGTTAAGGCGTTCGGCTGCGTGAACGTAAACGAAAAGTACGACAATCCGTTGTACTCGTTCAATCAAGAAAAGGAGGTAGAAAACGATGGCACGGAAACCGAAACCGAAGCTTCCGCTGGCGAATAACTGTCGAGCTTTGAGCAAAGACGAACTTTCGTTCATGAACGCGAAGTACGAATTTTGGATTGACGGCGACAATGTGTGCGTTCGGTGTACGAACAGAGCTCGTATCACGTATCATCCGAAGAACGAAAAGTTCAGCATCAACATCAAGCGCGTTCGCAAAATCACGTACAACGTCGTTGCAATCGAAATGTTCGAACGCTTTCAAGCCAACGATGCTCGCAAAAAGTATTCGCTGACGGACATCCAAAACGCGCTCAACATCTTGCGCATCACCTATCAGCCGATAGACGAAGAGCATGTGTTGGCATTACTCAACAAATAACAAGATAAAGGAGAACCTATATGAAACGTATCAAGATGCTTCTCTACGGAGAGCCCGGCGTAGGCAAGTCTGTGTTTGCCTTGAAAGCGCCGAAACCGTTCTTCGTCTGCACAGACGGGAACTATGAATGGCTGGACGAGTTCGGCGCAGACCCGAACGCACACAAAAATGTATCGTCCTGGGCCGACATGAAGGACGTTCTTGAGTCCAACTTTGACGGTTACGAAACTGTTGTGGTTGACTTGCTCGAGGACGGCTTCAAATGGTGCGAGCAGGAGTACTGCGTTCGTAACAAAATCGAGCATGTCTCTGACGTTGGTTACGGCAAAGCGTACGACGCAACGAGGAATGAGTTCTTTATCACCATCTCGAAGCTGCTTTCGATGGACAAGCACGTCATTCTCATCTGCCACGGCATTACGTTCACAACGAAAGACCGCCGCGGTGTTGAGCATACTCGTTATGCGCCTAGTTCGCGTATTCCGGACAAAGTGCTCGACATGATTGAAGGTAGAGTTCGTTACTGCCTGAGATGTTATACGGCAGCGGAAGAAGAGCCCGACGGAAAAATCACGAAAAAACGCTTCCTTTCGCTCGTTCCGAAAGAAAACGAGTTCGGAATTATCAGAGGAGTCGACGAAAACGCAATTCCTCACGACATTCCGCTCGATTTCGACGAATTCGCGAAAGCAATTAAGCTCAATCTTGACATTCCGGAACCGGTAACCGCAAAGAAAACAGGCGTAACAACAGCGGCGAAAGCAAAAATTGCCGAGATGCCGGTTGAATATGTCGACGAACTCGAAACAAAACCCGAAGAAACTTCTGCGCCTGAAACCGCAGCACCGCTCGATATGAAAGCAAAGCTTGCGGCGCTTAAGGCAAAAAAGGCGAATCTCGACAACACAACGCAAGAGGCACCTGTTGTAGAACCTCAGTCTGCACAGAAACATGAAACACCGGTCGTTACAGAAGATGTTACAACTCTACCTGATGTCGAAGTAAAGGTGAGTGAAGACGCACCTTACGAAGACAACAACATTCCTCAGACTCCCGCTGCAGAGCCTGCACAGGAAACGGTCACGGTTCAGCCGGATGACAAGCTTGCAGCAATCAAAGCAAAATTAGCCGCAATGAAGGCGAAAAAATAAGGAGAACTCAAAATGGCAAACGACGAAAAAAACATGAAGAACCTATTCAATCAACTCGACGAACTGCTCGGTGCATCCGACATTAAAGACGTAAGCGCCGAAAGTTCCGGCTTCGCGCAGCTCAAAAACGGGTATTATCTCTGTGAAGTCAAGAAAGCGGAGCTCAAACCGAGCAAATCGAGCGGAAAGCTCATGGTCGCATTCCAGCTCAAAGTCGTCGAAGACGGCACGGACTTTACGTTCGACGCAAAATCGAGACCGACGCCGGTTACGCTTAAGGGTACGAAAAATCGCACGATTTTCAAGTACTTCCCGTTCAGCGACGAAAACTCCGTACGGCGCTTTGTTGCGGACATGCTCAAATTCGAGGGCGACGAACCCGGCGTTCCTCTTCTGACGAAGGAGTACTTTACGAACTCCGAACTTATTGAAGACGCGCTCGATGTTCTCACCGGCATGAACATCTATGTACACAATGATGTTTCGACGAAAGATGATGGCACCGAAAGCGCATGGGTTAACTTCGTCAGCTGGGCAGCTGCGGCAAAGCTCGGATTGAAGGTGTAACGCATGAGTGCTATCGATACATTAGAGTCGATAGTCAATTGCGAGCTCGTTAATTACGACTTCAGGTATTGCTTCGTAAACCGTTCAAAAATTCCATACAAACCGGACGGTTTCGAAGCAAGAACCGATGTCGTAACAGACTTTGTAAAGCTTGAGGAATTGATGGAGTCACCGATGCTGACTCGAAAAAGAATTGTTGGCATCGGTATCTCAATTCAAGCAAGTAAAGTATGCGCGATAGACGTAGATAGTTGCTTTGCAGAACCGTTCAAATTTGACACAATCGACGAACGAGGACGTGAAGTGTTGGACTTATTTGAAGATGTGGCGTATTGTGAGTTTAGTTTTTCAGGCAAAGGAATGCGAATACTTTTCTTGCATGATTTGATTGAGAATTACTCTGACACATATTACATCAAAAATTCAAAGGTCAACATCGAATACTATCAACCGTCAAACTCAAATCGATTTGTGACTGTGACCGGTCGTTACATAAGTAACAATCCGATACAACACATAGCAGGCACAGACGTTGCGCTTAATCAATTCCTTGAACGTTTTATGGTTCGCCCGCCAAAGCCTCAAACCCAATCTCTTGCAGCAGACGACAACATTGACTTTGAGGAGGCGGTTAACAAAACTGCTCGACTCTACATTACAAACTCAAAATTCCAGTCTTTGTGGTTCTCGAAAGCTCCGGGTGCAGGACAAGATGAGAGCGAACGAGATTATCAAATCGTTGCAATGCTTTACGAGAACGTGACGACGGACGAAGATATGATAAGACAGTTATTCGAAACGTCGCCGTATTTTCAGAGCAAAGACGAAGACCACTTGCGAAAGTGGATGAACAATGACTACAGGTACCTCAAGTACATGTATTCGCATTTAAGATAAAGGAGAACAAAATCATGAAAGAATTCAATCAAGAGCAGAAAAAACGGTTGAAGATTGGCTCGATGTTCGGCATCGGTGGACTCGTCGGACTCATCGTAACAATCGTTTGTTTCGTCATTCGTGCCTCGAAAGTGAGTCAACTTGACGCACTCATAAAAGGGACGTATGAGTATCAAACAAATCATGTCGCACTCGAGTCCGCGATTTTGACAAGCACGATATTCGGTGTCGTGTTTCTCATTATCACAATAGCTTGTGTTGCGATGGCTGTGTTTGCACTTTATAAGGCAGGCATTTTCAATAAGGAGGAGACAAAATGAAAATTTATTTTGCAGGTGGCTGGTTCAGTCCGGCTCAGGAAGAGGAACATACTCGTGTAGGAAATTTTCTTGCATGTCACAAAAATCTCAAAGTCTTCAATCCCAGAACCGCTGGCGGAGACTTCAAAGTCGGTAAAGAAACGGACCACATGACTCAGGTCTTGCTCAACAACTGCAAGGCGATTGACGAAGCAGACTTAGTCGTTGCAATCACCGACTACAAAGATATGGGCACACTTTGGGAATGTGGTTATGCGTATGCAAAGCAAAAGCCCGTGATTTACTACTGCGAAACACTCGGCAATAAGCCGTTCAATTTGATGCTCGCTAAAACGGGCAGAGTTGCAAGAGATATCGATGAGCTTGAAAATTTGCTCGTCGATAAAGACTCTTACGTGTTCAAGCAGGTACACTCTTTCGATGGACTGGTGGAATGATGGACGAATTATTCTTTAGCAAAGAAAAGCTCCTCGAAATGTACAAGCTCAAGAACATTACGAGGTACAATCACAGAACACGACTGAAAGATGAGAGCGTTGCGGAGCATTCGTTCTTTACGACGCTCATCACACTCGAATTGTGCAAACGATTTGAACTCGATAATGAGTCGATGCTTGCGTGCATTCTCAAATCGTTGTTGCACGACATGCCCGAAACTGAACTCAACGACATCACATACGATGTAAAGGTCGCGCTCAATCTCTATCCGTTGCTCAAAGTCTACGAAGACAAATACTTCGAAAAGCATTTTCCGGAACTCGCAAAACTGATGAACGATGAAAGCGAAAACGCAGTAAATCTCATCGTAAAGTACGCAGACGCAATGTCTGTGTTGCAGTATGCGTATAACGAGATTGAACTTGGCAATGTAACATTCGAAGCAATCAAAGACGAAACGCTTGAACGTCTCAAAACAATCGAGCAAAGACTTAAGGAGGTCATGAAAAAATGAAAAATCTCGCACCTTATTCGGCAGGCTACTCGGATGTCGACGTAAGCATTATCGACTATGACAAAAATATCGCAAGACATGCATGGAACTGCTACAGAATGACTTGGCGTGAATTGCAAGACGTCGAATACGACGTAAACGATAAACGTGTTCGTGAAGCAATTCGCAACATCATCGCATTCAAAGCGTTGCCCATGCCTCGTGAACAGGCGCTTATGACGTTCAGAATTGAGAATGTATCTCGTGTTTGTCTTGCGCAAATCACACGTCAACGCAAAGCGGCGTTTAACGTCGAGTCTCAGATGCCGCAGCCTGTTGGGCACAACGTAATCATTCCGCTCAACATCTGGCAGGACGAAAATTTGCGCAAAGAGGCTATCGAACTTTGCGAAGCCTCGCAAAACTTTTACAACAAGCTCGTCGACATGGGCATTCCGTATCAGGACGCTCGTTACATGCTCATTCATGGACAGACCACATCGTTTGTGTATGTCGTCGATATCAATACATTTTGTGGCTCGTTCGGTATGCGTTGTGAGAATAATCTGAGCGACGAAATCAATCTCGTCTACAGACTGTGTCTTCACAGAATGCTTGAACAACTCGAAGAAGATTACGAAAGCGGTGACATCGACGAACTCACGTATTTGTTCTACAAGGACATTCTTGCCGGCTGCGACTGTCAGGGTGCAAAACAGAAAAAAGGCATGAATACCGACAAAGTGTTCGGCAACTCGTTTATGCGCTTCAACGATGCAAACGAAGAAGTTACAGCAGCAACCGTGAATTGCACATGTGACTTCAAAAAGAGTGCTTGGTATGTCGAACTCATGCGTATGTATGACAACGAAGAATTCGAGCTCTTATTCCCGGGCGAAAAAGAGATGATTGAACGTTGGAAGGCGGGCATTTTCAATGAAACTTAAAGCATTCAACATCGAACTCGACGGCATCGACAAATGCGGCAAAGACTCTGTTAGACCGTATGTGTTTTATCTCGAGCCCGGAAAGTATTTATGCAGAGCACGCGGTTTGGTTTCACAAATCGCGTATGCAAAACTTTATAAACGAGACATCGAATGGGACGGCGCAGATTATGCAAAGAACACGCTCTTTGTGTTGCTCGAAGTCGACAAACAGGATTGGGAAATTCGTTGCAAACTCACGAATGAACCGAACACAGGCTTCACATACGAGCAGATGACTCAAGCGTTTAAGCTTGCGCTTTACGAGCTCAAAGAACGTTTCGATGTTCCGGAAAATCAAATACTCGTGTTCAACACTTCGGAGTACACGCCGTATGCGATTGCCAACGAAATCAAGACACATCTTGAGTATCTGAACAATCAAAACTAAGTCACAGGTTTACTTCTGAGACATTTAATGAGAGGTCTAAATATTCCTATTACGCCCTCATTAAAGTGTCTCAGAAGTTAAGCCAGATAAACAGGAGAACATCACAATGCCTACATTTACTAAATCACAATACGAGCTCATATCAAGTATACTTTGGTGTTTACCCGAAGATATTTGTATATGCGACGATGCTGCAGGAGGTATGACGAATTCGAGTATTTTGATTGATGTAAAGTCAAAAAAGTACATAGTTCGACTTCCCGGCAAAGGTTCGAAAGAGCTCATCAATCGTTCGCAAGAGTATCATGTCTACAACTTTTTGCATAATCTCAAGTACGACAATCTCACAGTTTTCATCTCGCCTGATGGCATGAAAATTACGAAGTACATCACAAACCCTCGTAATTGCGACCCGAACAAATCAACCGACGTTATGGCGTGCATGACAAAACTTCGTGAGTTTCACGAGCTTGAGCTTAGACCGAACGTCGAGTACTTCTCGTTGACTGCCAACATCGATAGATACCGCGAACTTGCAAAAATTCGCAATCACACTCCTCGTCAAAAGTACGAAGAGGTGTACAATCGATGCCTGCAAATCGCAGCTTGGATTGAACGACAGCCTCGCAAGTGTTGTTTATGTCAAATCGATGCAAACCCAGACAATGCGGTTTTTGCAGGCAGCTCTGGAATACCAACGCTTATCGATTGGGAGTATGCAGGTTTGCAAGACCCGCATGTTGATATTGCAATGTGGGCGACGTATTGCAACTACAGTACGGAACAGTTCAACACAATCATGAGCAACTACTTTTGCAAAGACATCGACAACGATACTCGACATAAGATTTACGGGTACGCCGCTCTTGCAGGAATGCTCTGGTATAACTGGTGCATTTACAAGCAAAATTGTGGCGTGACATACGGCGACTACACGAACAATCAATTTGAGTACGCCGACAAATACTCGGACATTGTGCTACGATACATCAAAAACAAAGAATGATGCGATTGCCTGATAAATTCGGGCTTTTGCTGTCTCTTCGTTCAAGATTTTGAAAAATTTTTTGAAAAGTTGCATCAAAGTAGTTTACTTTCGAGAAAAATTGTGATATAATAGAACTAAGATAAATATAAGGAGGACCTTAAATGGTACATGAAATCAAGTCCGCAATAATTCTTGCGGCAGGTCGTGGTAAACGACTTGAAAACCTGACTGACGAACAACCCAAGCCTTTGTGCAAAGTACGAGGCGAAGTGTTGATTGAACGTCTCATTGAACAGCTTCAGGCAAAAGGCATAGACGATATCTATGTTGTTGTCGGCTATAAATACTGGAAGTTCGACTATTTGAATGAAAAGTATGGCATTACGCTCGTATATAACAAAAAGTGGTTTTGTACGAACAACATCATCTCGTTCATTAAGGGCTATGAAGGACTTTCTCGTTGTTCAAAGTCGTATGGCACAGTTATGCTCGATGCAGACTTATACATCGAAGATGACAGTGTAATCGAAACGAAAATCGAATGTTCTGGGTATTATCTCGAATATTGCGAAGATGCTGAACGTTGCGCAAAAGAGTGGGTCGCAAATATCTCTAGCGCAGCAAGACGTAAAATTCATCGTGTCATAACAGACGGTTCGTGCAAATCTGGTTATATCTTACGTTCATTATCGTTCTGGACGCCTATGGACATGGCAAAACTTTATGAACTCGCAAAGGAAGCGACAAAAGACGGTAAGAATATGCAATGTTACATTGACAACATACCTTGTGTGTTGTATGACGATAAATTCGACCTTTGTGCATACGTTGCAGACAAACCTGCATTGCTTGAAATCGACACAGTGCTTGACTATAAGCAAGCAAATAAGGAGAATGACAATGAAAAAAATTCGTGAACAACTCGCCAAGTTTGACAAGACAATCTTGTTCATTCCGGCAATAATCGTAATTGCATTGGGCGCGCTCATCACAATCTTTGCAACACAAGCTGAGACTGTCATTATGGCAGTTCGTACATTTATCGGCGACAAGTTTGGCTGGTACTATTTGCTGTTCGGGCTTGCTGCATTTTTGCTTTTACTCTATCTCGCATTCTCAAAGGTCGGCAAAATTCGTCTTGGTAAAGAGACAGACAAGCCGATGAAGCTCGGAACGTATGGCATTTTGATTTTCACATCAACAATGGCTGCGGACATTTTGTTCTATGCAATGCATGAGTGGACGTATTACTTCAATTCAAACAACGCACTTACAGGTGCCGGTTCAACAGACCAGATGCTCAACTCGTCGACTTACACATATTTTCACTGGGGACTCATTCCTTGGGCGTTCTATCTTGTGTTGGCTGTTATATACGCATTTATGTTCTTCACTCGCAAAAAACGTGATGCACAGGGCATGGGTCAAATGTGTCTTCCGCTTTTCGAGAAAACAGGTCGACCGAAACTTGCAAATGGACTCAAATCGACGACAAACGTTGTGGCAGTGGTCGGATTGTTGCTTGGAACATCGACGACGTTTAGTGTGACAACACCGCTCATGACTGCTATTGTCTGCAAACTCTTCGGCATTGCATCATCGCCAGTAATCTCAGTCGTAATACTTTGTATCATTGCAATCATCTACACAGCCGCAGTGTTGGTCGGGCATAAAGGCATCTCGATTGTCGCAAAGATAACGACGATTTTGTTCTCATTGCTCTTGGCATTGTTCTTCATTATGGGCAACCCATTGTTCATTCTTGAGAACGGCATTCAGGGCATCGGAAACATGTTCGTAAACTTCTTCAGCATGGCAACTTGGACAGACCCTGCTCGTGCATCGGGTGGATTTGTGCAAGACTGGACGGTGTTCTACTGGGCGTACTGGATTGCTTGGTGTGTTGCGACACCGTTCTTCATTGCGAAAATTTCGAAAGGTCGCACAATCAAGCAAGTGTTATTACAAGGCGGTACAGCAGGTTTGCTCGGAACGTTTGCAAGCTTTACGATTTTCGGTGGTTTCGGAATGAGTGCTCAAGCATCGGGTTTTGACTTTGCAGGAATGATTGCTTCGGGCGCGTCACCTGCACAATGCATCATTGAGTTGATTTGTTCAAAAGGTTCGGGCTTCTGGTACATCGCACTTCCTTTGCTCCTACTCACAATGTTCGGGCTTTATGCTTCGACATTCGATGCTTTGACAGATGTTGTGAGTTCATTCTCGTACAAAAAGCTTGACATCGACGCATCGCCGTCAAAGCCAGTAAAGATTTACTGGGCGCTGTTATTCTTAGTGTTGCCAATTGCACTCATATTCTTGGATGGCACAAATCATTTGCTTCAGTCAATGTCGATAATCGGTGCGTTTTTGCTGACGTTCATCATGATATGCATTGTGATTTCGTTCTTTATCGAATTAAAACGACACAATGCAAAACTCAACATAAACGAGGAGGCTGAAAATGATACGACAGAAGATTGAGTCGCTCAAAAAACAGACACCCGTCGAAATACGACTTGAGCAAGTCAAACAAGTTTGTGTGAGACTGCTCAAAGCGTTCGCAGAAGTTTGTGCAAAGTACAATCTCAAATGGTGGGTCGACGGTGGAACATTGCTTGGAACAGTTCGAGACGGTCACATGATACCGTGGGACGACGACGTTGACGTTACAATGCCTCGTGAAGACTACACAAGATTGCTCAACATCGCAGAACGAGACCCGCAAATCTTTGGCGCAGCTTACTTCTTTCAGACTGCGAGAACCGATAACTGCTTCGAAGTTCATGCAAAACTTCGTGACAAATTCACGACGGCATTGACTGAACGAGAATATCGAGGTTCGCACAACAAAGGGATGTTTCTCGACATCTTTCCGCTTGACAATGCGCCTGAGTTGTTGCAAGTTCGTGAAGACGTCGCTGGTTTCGTCAAGACCGTCGCAAAGCATACGGGACAAGATGTCGAACCTCGAGTTCCTGGCTATTACTGGGACATGCTCAATTCGGTTTTGAAAGATATTCATGAACGAAATGAACGTTCGGAACACATCGCAAATATGGTGTTTTGGCGATACGACCGAGAGCTCATTATCTTGAAAAAGTCGTGGTACGAAAAGACAGCTGCAATGCCGTTTGAAGGCATGATGGTGCCTGTGCCGTACATGATGGAGCAAGTGTTGAGCACTTGGTATGGCGGGTCATGGGAAACGCCTCAAAAAGTCAACAACTGTCATCGAGGTTACGTCGACCCGTTCACATCATACAAAGAATACGACGGACTCACAAAAGAAGAGTTCGAGTATCTCATAAAATAATTTGCAAAATTGTTCGAAAAGTGGCTTAAAGTAGTTTACTTTTCGAACAATTTGTGATATAATAAATATAAGATAAGTAAGGAGAACTGACTATGAAGTTCAAAAAATTTAGAGAGGACGTCAAGACTCCGGCAAAGTCGCATTTACCTGATGTAGGTTTAGATTTGTTTATGCCTGAGGCGTTTGACATTGAGCCGCTCGAAACAAAAACGATTGGGCTTGGCTTGGGCGTTGCAATTCCTGAAGGTTTTGCCGGAATGCTCGTACCTCGTTCTTCGATTGCAGCAAAAGGACTTGTCATTCAGACATCGATAATCGATCCCGATTATACGGGTGAATTTCATGTTATCGTGACAAACTGTTCGAACAAGACACAACACATCGAGCGTGAACAGCGTTTGTGCTCGCTTGTGATGTTCAACGCACTCAATGCACGTGTTGAGTTGGTTGAGAACTTTGAGCAAACAGAACGTGGAAACGATGGACTTGGGAGTAGTGGAGTATGAGACGAAACATTGTCATTTTCGACTTTGAGGTCTTCAAATTCGATACGCTTCTTGGAGCAATCGTTTTGAGAGACGATGATGCTGAGGTGTTTCAGACGTGGAATTTAGCAGAGATGATTAAGTTTTACGAAGCAAATAAGCAAAGCATCTGGGTCGGTCATAACAATGCGTTTTACGACAACTACATCTTGCAAGAAGTTGTTCGTGGACGTAGTTCGCCCGCCATCAAAAAGAAGTCTGACGAGCTTATTCAACATTCTCGTAAGTCGTATCTCGATATCACGTTGCATTGGTATGACTTAATGTCTCAGCACATGATTGGCTTAAAAACGGTTGAGTGTGCTGTTGGTAAGGACATCTCGACGTCTGAAGTCGACTTTAACACACCTCGACTTTTGACAGCTGAAGAGAGAGCTAAGACAGAGTCATATAACAGGGACGACCTTGACCAAACGCTCGACGACTTCTACAACACTTTGTCGGAGTTTACGTTGAGACTTGACATCATCAACGAGTTCAAACTTCCGCTTGATGCATTGCATGCAACAGGGACGCAAGTTGCAGAGATGGTTCTTCATGCCGAAAAGATTGACGGCATCGAAGATTGGTACGTTCCTCCGACAGTCTATCCGACACTTCAGGTGAAAAATCAGCAAGTGTTGGACTTTTACTTAAACGAAGATTTTCGTAAGGGCAAGAACTTAGCACTCGACATTTGCGGAACGCCACATAAGCTTGGTGCAGGTGGCATTCACGGAGCACTTAAAAAGTATCACACAGATTGGGCGTATTACTTCGACGTTTCTGGGTACTACAATCTCGTGATGATAAACTACGATTTACTTCCTCGTTCGATACCTGACGAGTACAAAGAGTTCTACACGTACATGTATCACGAACAACTCAAGCTCAAAAAGACAGACCCGAATAAACGTTGGGTGTACAAGGTGATTTTGCTCTCGGTGTTCGGCGCAATGACAAATCCGTACTGTAAGTTTTATGACCCGAATAGAGGAACGCTCGTTACGATGGTCGGCCAGATGTTCTTAGTCGACTTGCTTGAAAAGCTTGATGGAAAGGCAACTATCATTCAGAGCAACACAGACGGCATCATTGCGAAAGCGCTGCCTGGTGTCGAAGAAGCTGAAATGCGAGCCATCATCGATGAGTGGCAAAACAGAACGGGCTTTGTGTTGAAGCTTGAGAAAGTTTACGACATTCATCAGCGAGACGTCAACAATTACGTGTATCGCACAGCGGACGGCAAAATCAAAACATTGGGCGAAGTCTTCAAGCATTACGACGCTTGGGAGAACCCGTTCTATGAAGACTCGTATCGTGCGAAAGAGCCGATTATCATCGAGCATGCGGTTGTTGACTACTTCATGAACAATCGTTTGCCCGAAGAGACCATCGAAATGCACAAACGTCAGCTTCGTATGTTTCAGTTCATTTGCAAGAAAAACACGTACGATTGGATTGATATCGAAAAGCTCGATTTGTGCACAAATGAGATGACGGTCGAACGTCTTGGAAGCGTGTGTCGAGCATTCGCATACAACAATCCCGACGTTCGTTGGACGATATACAAGCACAAACCCGACAGTCGAGCTCCGAAAAGTACATTGCAAAATGTTCCGGACAACGTGTTCGTTCACAATACGGAGATTTTGTCCGAGTCTGCTGTAAATGCGGCGATGCAGCACATCGACTATGACTATTATGTTCGTCGTTCGTATCAACGCATACAGGAGTTTATCGAAATGAAGCAGGTGAAGAAAATACTATGACAAAAGCAGTCGAACGCAAAATCAACAAAATCTACTGGACACTCTTCAAAAAGTGTTTCACCAACACAACGCTCGCATCTCTTTCGAGAGGTGACAGAAAGCCTGTAAAGAAGAAAGTGTTGCAGTTGCAATCGTCGAAGCAATTCGACGATTTTGCTGCGAAATTTTCGAAGGAGCTCGCCAAGCAAGGTTTGTCGGGAACGAAAGGCGTTTGGCACAAGTATTACGAAGCTGCTCGAGCAAGTGGTCACATCTCGCTCAAAACATCTTTCACAGAGTATGAGTACAACAACATGACCGCTGCGATAAAGCACAACTTCACGATGATAAAATCGATACCGAGCAAGTTTCTTGAAGTGCTCGAGCATAAATACACTTCGACGCTTATCGAACAAGTCGCAAAAGGCTCGATTGGTCGTCGCTCATTCAGAACGCAACTCGAAAAGCACGGTCACAAAAACGCAGCTCTTATTGCTCGAACTGAAACTGCGAAGCTGCAAACGGCAATTCTCGAAGAACGCTCAACACAGCTCGGCAGTGTTGCGTATATCTGGCTCGCATCGAACGATAGGCGAACACGTAAGTCACACAAAGACATGAACGGCGTTGTCGTTTTCTGGAAACACGCAAAACCCGAACTCGACGGTATGACAGGACATGCTGGTGAGTTTCCGAATTGTCGTTGCTCGCCTCAACCTATCGTTGATGAAGACGACCTCACAAAGCTCACGTATCGTGTCTATGACTATCGAGCTCATCGAGTTATTACTCTGAGTAGACAAAACTTGGTCGAGGCTCTCAAAATGGGTCATTTGTAAGTTTCGTTTACATGCCAATCAATCGTTGATAAAACGAGTTCACCAGATTAACTCAGAGATACTTTGCAAGTCTTTTAATAGGAATAATAATAAAAGCAGCAAAGTGTCTCAGAAGTCAAATCTGAACCTCGTTTATTCATAAGTAAATTATATCAAAAGGAGAACCAAAAATGGAAAAAGACCTCACATTCATGCTTATCGAGACCGCGGACGAAATGGAGAGAACACTCTCCCACATCGACAAGGTCACAGCAGAACAGAATGAACTCATCGAGCTCGTTAACGAGAGCGACAAAGCAAAGAAGTTTGAAAGCTTTACGCATTCGCTCAAGAACGACATCGACAACACGCTCAATCAGAAAGCTCAGCTCGAAGAGCGGCACGCAATGTTGCGCGACGTCATCAAAGAGTGTCAGTCGAACGCTCATGTCGCAAGTGTTGTGTCGACGCTTTGCAGAGCATTCGGTATTTTCGGCACGAACATGCCTGAAGAACCTGCGGAAGAGGGCGACAAAGTTATTGAATTCTCGAAGAAAGATTAAGGCACAAGTATGGACCTGATTGAAAAAGCATTGCGAAGAACGCTATATCGCAAAAGCTTTTACGAATTCGTAAAAGCTTTCTGGCATGTTGCAGACCCATCAAAATTCGTTGATGGATGGCTCATTCAGTACTATTGCGAAGTGTTTCAGTATATGTGCAAAGGTTGGGTCGGTTACGATGCTCCAAAAATCGTCATACCTGAAGTCGGACCGGATGTTGACATATTAGACGTTCGTCAAAACAAGCAAAACTTATGCTTGATGGTCCCTCCAAGACATACGAAATCGATGATTTTCAACGTCTTTGGTCCGACGTGGTTATGGCTTTCCGCTCCAATCAAAGCCGCATCTGTTTCACACACTGGCGGACTTGCAACACAAATGAACACTAAGCGACATCGAATTATCAATTCCGCAGAGTTTCACGAACTCTTTCCTGAGATTGAGCTTGTAACGAATGCGAAAGGACAGCTCGTTGATAGTCGAGGCGCTGAGATGTATTCGATGAATAGAAACGCATTTACTGGTTATGGCGGCGACATCATCATCAACGATGACTTGACGAATGCAGAAACAGCTCGTAAAGACCAAGCTGAGATGAGTAATGCCTGGGCGTATTACCAAAATACGATGCCTTCTCGTATCAACGACATCAACAAGTGCATCATCATGAACATTCAGCAAAGACTCGCGCCAAACGACATTGCGGGTCACATCATGAACGAGCCTAAGCTTGCGGCTCGTTACGTGTTCATTACACTGCCTGCAATTTTCCAGCGCGAAATGATAATCGTGTTTCCCATCTCGGGTCAAATAAAACGACTCAAAAAAGGCGACTTCTTGTGGCCTGAACGTTTTGGCAATTACGAGTCATTGAGAGCCGATGTTGGTGAAACGATTTTCGAGACTCAGTACTTGCAAAACCCGATTGCGTCTGATAAGACTGCAATTAAGCCGGACATGATTATCGAAAAAGACATGCCTGACACGCCTGGTGTTGAGAATGCTGAAATCACATTTGCATCACACGACTTCCCTGTGAAAGACAAAGACACGTCTGACTTCTTAGGGTCGTGTCTCGGGTATCGAGTTCGTGGAACGCTCTACATTACAGATTGCTTAGAAAAACGAATGGGTTTCACAAAGGGAGTCGAATACGTCGAACAAATCGACAACGTCTTCCCTGGCACAATACAAGTGATAGAAGACAAAGCAAACGGTTCGCCGATTTTACAGCAGCTTCAAGACACTGTCGCAGGAATGCAAGCGTTTCAACCTGGAACTGCTTCTAAGTTTCAACGACTTGAGTCTGCATCGCTCTATATGGTGTCAGGAAACGTCGTCTTTGTTCGTACGGTCTTCAACAAACTCACTCAACAATGGGAGCTCTCGCCTGCTTTACGAAATCTCAAACAACGATTGCTCAACTTCCCGTTTGTCGAACATGACGATATTGTGGACGCATTCTCGATGCTTGTGTTGTTCGTGTTTATGGACCGTCGCAATATGGTATACGGACGTTCGTTCAACGATGAAAACGTCGTCGATGCGGACTCTTACGACAGCAAATACTCGACGATATTCTTCAACAAAGAGGGCGACCTTTGGAAGGCTCACGAAATCAAAGTCAAGTATGCCGAAAAGACAAAGCTCATCGTTTCTCGAGAGATTATGTTCAAGGCATCACTTGAAGAAGGACTCAATCAACTCAAAACGTTCGCCCCTAAAAAGAGCGTGTTCATCGATTGTTCTGCAACACCTGCGCTCTCAGGCATGTATCAGAAGTCTGTGACTGTCGAACGATACGAGATTGAAGACTTTGACAAGAGTGTTGCTCAACTGAACTTGGCGTTTTCGAACAAGTCAGTGTTGGTCGACAAGCATTGCGTTTCTACAAAAGTCGATATTGAGAGTTTCAAATTCGCAAAATCGAAAGATGAAAACGTTCGCTATCAAACGACAAAAGATGGTTTTGTCGCATGCATGCGTGTCGCATTAAAGTATTATGGAGGCATCACGTAACGTACACATGCGTACACATGTACATATATACATGCGTACACATGTACGTATACACGCACCTTCGCCTGATATACATAGTATATCAGGCGAAAATTTTTTCAAAAACTTTTCAAAAAGTACTCAAAAGTAGTTTACTTTCAGAAAAATATGTGATATAATATAATCAAGATAAAGATATTAAGGAGACTACACAGATGCTTCCTACCTTCATTGAAATCGAGAATATACTTAAAACCTTGCCGGTCGGTTATTACATCGGACGTAACGTGCCTTTGAAACTCACGAATGAAAACGGTTCGTATTACGTACCGATGGATGACGAGGCTTACATCTCATACCCGATGCTCAACAACGTGATGACTAAGATTGAGGGCAAGCTCAACGACGAAAACATAGAACGTCTTACGAGAACGCTTACATACCACGAAATCTCCCATGCATTCATTACTCCGAAATCGCTCAGCATGAACAACATCGTGAATGTATTTGAAGATGAGAGAATTGAGTCGATGTGCCGGAACTATTACAAGGGCGTGGACTTCAAAGAGTTGCTCATGCTCGTCAATGATTGGGACGGAAAAACAGAACCTGCTCACGATACTCCGTTTTCCGTTTGGTATTCGCTCGTTAGATACCATCTCGGCAAACCACGCTTCCTCATCAAAGTCGCTGCACTTCTTAAAAAATATCGCAAACTTCACAGGTTCTCCGATTACTGGTCGTATTACAACTACAAAGACGAAATCATGGCTCTCTACCGTGAAGTAGAAGAGGACTTCCTTAAGGACGAACTTGAAAAACAAAGAAAAGCCGAAGAGGAGGCGAAAACTGCTGACGAAGAGGAACAGCAAAACGACAACACAGGCATGAGCATGAACGCAGGCGATGACAATGATGCTGAGGAGTCTGATGAGATGAACGAAACAGAGTTCAACACTGTTGGTCAATCGGAAGTTTCTCCGGAAGAGCTTCGCGAAAAACAACTTGAAGAACAACTCAACGAAATGTCTGATGAAGAACTTCAAGAGCTTTTTGAAAACATCACGAGAGCGGCGGACGAAGAGGTGAAAAAACTCTTTGAGAATTCGCAAGTCTACGTCAATCCTGGAGTTCAGGAACGTCTGGCGAACATCATTCTTGCAAACAAGAAGGTGACTAAATCGAATGCGTCTGCGATAAACGCTTACTCGGGTGTGTTCGACCCTCGCTCGGTTATAAGAGACGATTACAAGTGGTTCGTTCAGCAAAATCGTCAAGGGAATGTCAAACAGTTCTCGAAAATCAAGCTCAATCTTTTCATCGACAACTCCGGTTCGTTCGACTCGAATGAGACAATCGTCAATCAACTTCTGTTCGCGCTCAAAAAACTCGAACAGCAAGAACCGAACTTCACGTTCGACTTGATTACGATGAATACGAGGTTCGAGCTTAAGAAAAAGAATGAGAGAGAGCTTCATTGCGGTGGAGGCAACGACATTCCTGCTTACGCGGAAGGCATCATCAAGAAAGTTCAGGACCGTCAATCGATGAACTACAACATCGTGCTTTTCGATGGAGACGCTTTGAGTGACCCGACCGAAGGTCGTAGCGGTAAACAATTCAAACGCTTCAACATGCCCAACACTGTGATGATACTCGAAGATAGCAACCGCAAATACGCAGAAACTTACTGCAAAGGCATCAAACGTATCTACACTCGCAGGTATGCGGCTGAGCTAATTGACCAAGTCTGTGTTGCACTGAGCTTCCTGCTCAAATAATTCGTCGGCGGCCTCAAAAAGGTCGCCGAAAAATTTTTTGAAAAACTTTCAAAAAAGTACTCAAAAGTAGTTTACTTTCGAAAAAATATGTGATATAATATAATCAAGATAAAGATAAACAAGGAGAACACCACTATGCAAATCAAAAACTTCAAAGTTCAAATTCAGAAAGACGGAACGGTCTGGTCGACACACAACGGGTCTTGGGAAATCATCAGCAATCCCGTGGCAATCGGTCAGTTCAAGGAACTCGTTCGTGTATTCCGGAGCAAACGCTACTCGGACATGCAGAAGGAACTTCAGTTCGACAATTCAATGCGCATCATCAGACAGGTCGAGGCAACAAACTCCGACAGTGTTGAGCTTACGGAAGAGTTGCTCGAAAAGAGCAAGAACGTGATGACCAAACTCATCGCATTCTTCTCGGAATTCCAGTTTGAACCGAACTTCAGATTTGTGAATACCTTGTGCAACTACTGCATCAACAGTGGAGCGGCAGCGGCAAAGGAGTACATAACGAATTACTTCAACTTAGTCGACCATCAATATGCGAGCTCAATCGTCGAGAAAATGAAGAGTGCGGAGTTTGAGGAAATCATGAACGAAACCTCACAGCTCATTTGCACGAAACACGTAAACAAACGCTTCAAAGTCTATTACGGTTCACAAGGCACCGGCAAAACGACAAAGGCGATGGAGGAGACCGGCAATCTCTGTATGGTTTGCCACTCGGCGATGCTTCCCTCGGATTTGATGGAGGACTTCAAGTTTGAGGACGGACACCCGAACTTCAGACCTTCCGCTCTTCAAATGGCGATGGTCAACGGCCAGAAAATTGTGCTCGACGAAATCAATCTTCTTCCGTTTGAGAGTCTCAGATTTTTGCAGTCGATACTCGATGGTAAGACTGAATTTACATACAAAGGACAGACAATCGTCATTAAGGACGGCTTCCAGATTATCGGAACGATGAACCTCACAGTAAACGGTTGCACGTTCGCTCTTCCCGAACCTCTGGTTGACAGAGCTTGCGAACTTCGTAAGTATCAACTCACTGCGGACGCATTGGTAGGAGCTCTCATCTGAGAGCTCCAAAGGAGGTAAGCATGAAAATCTTGAATAAAGGAGGTGATGAAAAATGAGCATCTATGACAAGTTGTACCCGTTCCAAAAGAATGTAGTTGACAAATTCCGTTCTTACAAAAAGTTCGGCTTATTCCTTGACATGGGGCTCGGCTAGCAAAACGCCAACAAGCTTGGCGTTAGCCGAAGTCAACAACTGCTCGAAAGTGTTGATTGTGACGATAAACGGTAAAGCACTCGAACCTGTGACCGAGCCTGGGTCATGGCTTAACTGGGCGAGTCGTTCAACATTCAAATTCGACTTTCTCAACAAGTTCTCCGAGCCCGATGCATTTGCATTGACAAAGTCGTTGCCGCAACTCTTCATCATCAACTACGAAGGACTGTTCAAACATGGCAAACGCTCAACAAGGTCGTCAGGCATAGTGTTGAATGAAAACATCACAGAGTTTTTGAAAGCTTGTCGAAAAGAAAACGTTTGTGTGATAATCGATGAGTCGCACAAAGTTAAAAACTTGCAATCTCAACAAACGAAAGCAATCAATCAAATCGTAAACACACTTGAGCGTACGGCGAACTCCGTTCATCTTTATCTTTGTACAGGCACACCGTTTACGAAAGGTTACATCGATTTGTATTCGCAGCTCAAACTTCTTGGCTATCCTGAAACGAAAGGCGACTTCGTTGAACGTTTCTGCATTCGTGGTAGAGTACCAGGTTTGCTTGAATGGCAGCAGCCGATTGTTGGGTATAAGAACGTTGATGCGCTCTTCAATCTCGTGCATCAATACGCAATTACAATTCGAAGTGAAGATGTTATGGACTTACCTGACAAATTTTTCGTCAACATCTCGCAACCTGTTTCGCCGGCATTCGAGATGTTTACTCGAGAAAAACGTAAGGGCAAAGATATTCTTGACTTTGCGAAGTCGCTCAAAATCAATCTTAGCGAGTTCGACCAAAAACGTTACAACACAGAAAGTCTGTGCTCGAACCCATTTTTCAGAAACATTGACTATCCGAGTTTGGACTTCTTTGCTGAGACGTCTGGAACCGCGTGGATGCGAGCTCGTCAACTGAGCACGGGCTTTATCGGAAATGCATCGAAAGCAATTTGGTATGATCGGTCTCGACTTGATGCGCTCGAAAAGTTCTTGAGCGAAAATGAAGACAACTACTTGCTCTTCTACAACTATACTCCGGAATTATGCGAGATATTCGAAATTTGCGAAAAGCTCGACTACAACATCGACGTTTACTGCGGTGAAATCAAAAGCTTGACGTTTTACGAACGATACGCAAAGATGTCCGATGCCGAAAAGCTCACGAATAAGAAGAACATCATCATCGCAAACTTTGCGAGCGGTTCGACTGGACTGAACTGGCAAGAGTACAACAAGTGTATCTTGTTCTCGACACCGGTTTACAAAGACTACGCACAAGGTCATAAACGTGTGCATCGTCTCGGACAGAAAGCAGACAGAGTGTTGTACTACTGCTTCTTCCAACGAAACTGGCTCGATATGAACATGCGTAAAGCGCTCGATGGAACAATCGAATATAATGAAGACATGTTCCAAGCAGACCTTGCAAGAGTTAACGAATTGAGAGGTGAGTAATGAAAACGTACTATCATGCAACGCCGTTCAAAAATCTCATCGAGATACTTGATAAAGGCATCGAATGTCGAAACATCGAAGGCATCGTCTACATGTGCGAGACAGCTCAAGACTGTTTGAAGTTCGCGTATATGCACGGCAACACTGACGTGCTCGTGCTCAAAGTCAAGGTCAATGAGAAAGATGTCATCGAAACATTCGACCATTCTCAGGCGTTCTTCAAATGTCGTTGTTTCGGTTCGAAAAGGCCGATTAAACAACATAACATCGTTGAATACGTGAGATACAAACTCTGAAGTCCATATATTCTATTTATAAACGTCGTGAAGTATCTCAGATTTAACTCTGTGACCTCACGTGAAAGGAGAAAGCATTATGAAACTTAAACCGAAAGCATATTCTATGGGAACCTGTGGGTACGAAATTCTGTATAAATGTGCGAAATGCGCGTACCCATTCACTGTCGCAAACGACAGCTGGCACTTCTGTCCGTGTTGCGGTCAAGAGATTGATTGGGGCGTAATTGTACAAGCAAACGAAGAGTGGAAGCAAAAGTTTTTGAAGGTGCTCGATAAGCCTGAAGAAAAGCAAAAGTTGCTTGACGAACTCGATGCACTCAACACTCATGCCGAAGTTAATACTCGATACAAAATGCGTCAGACTGAGGCGACAAAACGTGCGATTATGAAGTCGAACATCTCGTATTATCTTGGCAATGGCTGGACGAAAGAACAGCTCATTGAAAATGGCTTCTTTAAGCAGGAGGACTTTGACGATGTGGCTCTCTGACATAACGAAACTTGACCAAAAGAATCGCACACACATTCCGTCGACATACTTACACTTAATCGGCATTAAAGACAATGCATACGTACAAGTTATGGTTGACACAGAACGAAAACGCATCGAAATCATTCCTATCGATGACGACGAACAAAGAATTTTAGAACACATAAAGGAGAACACAAAATGAACATCTTTCCCAACGACAACACTGCAACGTTTGAACGCGAAATACATAGAGGCGAAATCTTTTACATGACATTCAAAGAGCAAACTGGAAGCGAACAACAAGGCGGCAGGCCTGTCATCGTTGTTTCGAACGAAACTTGCAACAAGTTCTCGCCGACAGTAACAGTTGTACCGTTAACGACGAAAGACAAGAAACCACTTCCCACACATGTAGAGCTCAACGTTGAAGGACTTCCTGTGTATGGCACAATTTTGTGCGAGCAAGTACAAAGCGTGTCTCATTACAGGCTCGGCAGTTACGTTGGTGAAGTCGACGAAAGTATCATGCGTAAAATCGAAAAGGCGCTTTGCGTACAGCTTGATATCAACACAAAAGCAGCAGAAACAGTGACAGTTCAGGCGTCACCTGTTGTCAAAGAAGTCGTGAAAGAGGTTGTGAAAGTCGACAACACTGCGGTTGAGGAGCTCAAGTCCGAGCTCGAACAGGTAAAGCTTGCACTCATCAAAGCTCAAGAACGTGAACGCGTTTTCAGAGAACTTTATGAAGAAACGATACGAGGAGGTAATGTATGACGCCCGAAAAAGAGATACAAAACTCTATCATGTCGTACTTCAAAAAGCTCAAAGCTTCTGGAATTGACAATTACGTCGAACGACGTCAAGCAGGCGGCTTCGCATACAAAATGGGCTTGCCCGATTTATGGGTCGTCATTTTCGGCAAGCACATCGAAATCGAAGTCAAACGTCCTGGTGGACAGCCTCGTGCAACACAGGAGAAGTGGGCGAGGCGTTTCACTGAAATGGGCGCAATTTACTTGTGCGCAGACTCTGTCATAGACGTCATTGACTTGATTGAAAAACTTAGCGTTGAGTACTTCAATGCAAAAGGAGGTAAAGCATGACAACCGCAAAAGAACGTGTCGAACTCGAGCTCAAAGAACTCGAAGAACGTCTCGGCAAGCTCAAAACGTTTGTGTTGAGCGAACCGTTTTCAAAATTGTCAACAGTGCAGCAAATGTTGCTTATGTCGCAAATTGACATTATGACATCGTATGCAAACTGTTTGCATCGTCGACTTAAGTTTTGGGAGGACTAAGCATGATTTGCTGTAAATCACATCCCAACGCAGGAACGCTCATTCACTTAAAGGGTCCACACATCGGAGCATATTGTGAGCAATGCGGCAAATGGCTCAAGTGGATTACAATCGACGAAGTCGATGAATGTGTTGACCCAACACTCGATGCTGAGCTCGATGTTGTCTTCACACCACCTGATACATTCACGACAACACTTGCTGAACACTCTGAGCCCTCTGAGGACGATGATGATGTTCCGTGGTAACGTTGTTTACTTTTGATACTCTGAGTTCACCAGATGACTTCTGAGACACTTTGTGTGTTTGATAAATATTCCTATTAAACTTCTCGTCAAGTGTCTCAGAGTTAAACGTGTGAATTCGTTTTCCAAATTTTTATCTGGAAAGTAACCGAAACGTTAAGTCTCGGTTACTTTTCTCTTTTCTGAAAAATATTTTGAAAAACTTTGTAAAAAGTACATCAAAGTAGTTTACTTTTGAGAAAAAGTGTGATATAATATATACAAGATAAAGATAAGGAGTATCCAATCATGAATGACAAAACATTTATTGTAACAAAAGAGAAGATGGACCCGAAGATGTACAAACTGCTCATGTCTGATGTTGAGCAAATTCGTAAGTCTCACGGGAAAGACTGGAAAGGTAAAGTCGCAGGAATGACTGTTCGTTGCGGAGTCAGATACTGGCTTACTTCGAACGAACCCGGCGAACTTACAATCGAACAGTACAAACATGCAAAGGAGACGTACAAAAGATGATTGACGTAAAGCAAATCAAACCCAATCACGCAGACCACATCAGCGGCTACAAAGAAAAGTGGCTTAACGAGCTTTACAGGTTCGAACCTGTGATTGCTCAGCCCAAATATGACGGCGAAAGAATGCTTATTCATTTCGACCAACATCAGGCTGCATGCACATCCAGACGAATTTCGAAAAAGACGAGCAAGTTCATGCAAAACGAGGACAAGCTTCCGATTATCTCCGCAATCGCAGGTCACATTGACCTCGGGTACACAGTGTTGGACTGTGAGTGCTACCAGAAAGATTGGAACACAATTGTCGGAATTCTGCATTCGTTACCCGAACGTGCGATAGAGCTTTCCGAAAAGACGCCTCCGAAGTTTGCAATTTTCGATTGCTTGTGGTATGACGGCGTTTGTCTTGAAGATAGACCCTATCTTGAGAGACTCAAATACGCAATCAAAATGGTTGAGCTCATCGATTGCAAATTCGTTCATCTCGTTGATTTTATCGACGACGAGCTCAAACCCAACACTATCGAGCATGCTCACTTCTTCAAATCTATCGAAGAACAGGAGCAAGCGATGCAAAACGCGATTGATACAGGTTTTGAAGGCATCGTCGTTAAGTCACTCAAGAAAACGTATCGTGATATGGGTGCATCGCTCAAATGCAAGAAGTTTGAAACAGTAGATGTTGTCGTATACGATTACGTACAAGGACGTGGCAAATATATTGATACTGTGGGTGCTCTTTCGATTGGCTATTACGACCCCACGACCGGTAACATCAAGCACATTTCGCAAGTCAATTGCGGAACGGATGCTGAGAGAAACATGTGGCGTGATAGATGGTCTGAACTTAAAGGTTCGGTCATCGAAGTCAAATGTCAAGAAGTTACTGAAACAAGCTTACGACATCCTGTGTACATTCGCTTGAGAGAAGACAAAACGGCGGAAATGTGCACGAAAGATACAATCTTCAAGGAGGTGTAAAATGAGCGACGGAATTTTTAACGCAACGGGCGGAGCATGTGAAGACACTGAAGACATGGACCTTGCATACGAAGACGAAGACGTTGAGTGCTATTACGATTGCAATGGCTTTTGTATGATTTCGGCTTGCTGTGGACAATGTCCGTTCGAAGGCGGTGAAAAACTCGATTGCGAAGATTACGAGGAGGCGTAACATGATTTACGAAGCAAAGTGCCCGATTTGCGGCAAAATCAACAAACTCGAGGTCGATGACACGGCATTCATGGCTTACAAAGCAGGCGTTGGCAAAATTCAGCATCTGTTTCCTGACCTCAAACCTGAAGAGCGCGAGCTCATTCAAACCGGCATCTGCAACACATGCTGGAACGACATGTTTCCGGAGGACGAAGAATGATGTATGCAATTTTCTGGCTTGCAGTGGTCGCACTCATTGCGAGCCTGAGTGTTGGAGCTTACTTCTTAATCAAACGACTGTTCACGAAACGTAAAAAGTAACAAAATGAAACCCGGAAGACCTCCGGGTTTTGTCGTGTTTAATTTCGGTTACTTTCCAATCAATCGTTGTCAAAATGGGTTCACCAGTTTAATTCTGAGACACTTCGCAAGATGTTTAATAGGAATATTTATAAAACGTCAAAAGTGTCCCAGAATTAAACTAGTGACTTCGTTTATCTTAAAGTAAACGGAACGAATCCCGGACATCTTTCGACACCCGGGACCGCCCAAGATAAATAAGAGAACCCGCAGAGCAGATTACGCGTAGGTAATGCGACCACACGTGAACTGCCATCTCTGTTCTGCCGCTTTAGCCGCAAATTCCTGAGGAGGAACTTGCACAGGGTAGCAGTCTTCGCATGTAGCGATGACTTTGTTGTTGGAGTCGCTGAGCGTGAGTGTCACGCCCTCGATGTTATCGTCCGCGCTTTCGCTGTAGAAGTATGCAACGAACGTTTTGAACTTTGCAACCGCATCACTCAGCTGACTAATAGAAACTTCGCAAGTTCCAACACGGCTCAGGTTCTTGTTGTGTACCCAAGCGCCTGTTGCAAACGAGTCTGTTTCCCAAAGTCTGTCAGTTGTCTGAATGTTGATTGTCGAAAGAGCATCGCCCTCGCCACCGATTTGAACATTCTTGAAAAGCTGACTGATTTTGCTGTCGTTCGATCCGATAGACAGAATATAGTTTGCAAGAGAATATCTCATCTTTGCGACCTCCTTAAATGATTTCGCCGTTCACCGTAATGGCGCGAATGCCATACTGGTCGGCGATAATGACGTATATGGGAGGAGCTTTACGAGCGGCACGGTCGTTTTCCGTGAGCGCGGACATAGGCAGAATTTGTACGAAGTAGCCGTTCGTCAAGGGCGTTCCCTCTTCGATGATGGTGTACTGTTTTCCGTTCGCGGTCACAGTCATCGTTTTGTCTGTCCATACTTTGTCCGTACTCAAATAACCGCAGCTTCTGTAGTTTTCGAGCTCCTTCGAGATTGTTGCATAGATTTTGCCTACGCCGTCGACGTTCTTGATTTTCGTAACGAGCAACTCAAGCAACCTGTCTGTGAGCGTCTGATGCAAAATAATACGAACATAAGAGTTCGTCAAGTCCGCACCGTTTTTGAGGTTGCCGCCCAAGTCACGAACATTTCCGGCGAAGTATGTGTCGACGTTGATGTTGTTGAGTGACAAAGTCTCATAGAGCTCGTCAGTCAAAACCTCTTCGTCGATGTTCTCGGCAGTGTACATGTAGTCGTTCACAGTCGAAACGCCGTAAACGTCAATGCCACTCAAATACGCCGCCATCGTCATTTCCGCACCGAATACTTTCGAGTATTTCGAAGCGAAGTTTGTAATGACGTCAGCGTCTGTCGTAGTCATCGTTCTGCCAAAGATGATTTTCTCATTTACACCGTAAACGTCTTTGTCGGTTTCACGAGTTGTTGCGATTTTCTTGAGCGCGGCATACGCAAGCTCGGCATTTTCTTTGGCCGCACAAAGTCCGACCAGAATGAATTTATTGTCGAGAGATTTGAGCATGTCTGCGGTCAAATCTGTATAGTCCACTCCTTCGATGACCACTACTCTTGCACCCGCATTCTGGAAGTACATCGACAGATATGCGTTCGTATCGGGGAATGTTTGCGCAGGGTAAATTGCACTTGCGGCCGCCCACGAAGCAAGAATTTCGTTGTCACCGATGCTTGCGACTGTATTGCCAGATATCTTACCAAGCGTTCCTTCGTGTGTGTACAACACAAGCGTGTCACGAGTACCGCTTATCTGTGTCTCCACATGTTGCTTGATATTGATATCGACAAAACGTCTTACATCAATGTCATTCATTGTTTTCGTCTCCTTTATAAATTGTATTGACAGGGTCGACCTTTTCGAATGTCTCGTCAGGCGTTACCTGCTTGATACTCATCTTGCACGAGATAAGAATTTCAGTGTCATGTCTGTGCCACATCACATCGTTCTTAAACTCATTTACGCTCGAGTCGTTTTTGACTTCCTCGATGTACACGCCCTCTTCGTAAAGTGCTTGCCGTACAGCTTGCGTTCTTAAACGGGCGATGAGCTTGTTCATGATTGTCGCAGCGTTGTCGCCATACAAGATGATGTAGAGCGTATATGACTTATAGAACGACACCGTATCGTCGACCTCGGTCATACTTACGTCGCCGTCATTTTCACGAGTTCTGAGTTCGAACAACATCAACTCTTCGCAAGGACAAACGCTGTCAAATTCTTGTTTCGTTAAAAGCTTATCGAGCGTTGCTCCATACGTTGTGAGCGCGTTACGAATTCTGTCAGAAGGAAGTTCGGCTTGAGTAATCAACTGATTGCGTACGAGCTTATTAAGTTCATTGATGTCCGCAATCGTGTTCATATCAGCTTCTCTCCTCTCAAATATTTGATGTAGTCAGCGAAGTCTCTGTATGCGGCAAGTTGTATCATTGTAAGAGCTGCCTCACGACAACCGTATTCGTCGTACGGATGCGTCTCATTGCATCTCAAAAAGTCGCCGTTATACTCGATGATGTCGCCAACATCTATACGATACAGGCTCTTGCAATAGAACATGTATCGCACCTCAGCAGTGTTGCCGTCTTTCGACTGTCTTTCACGCTTTGTTTGAACTTGCAACGAACCTCGGATTGTCTTTCGTTCGTACTTCAACTTTGTGTTTCCGTACTCATCCACGTCGCCCGCTTTATTGACGACGTAAATCGGATAGTTAAACGAAAATTCCTCGATTGCGTCAAAGAAAAATGTAGGGTCGACAAGATGATTTGTTCGCATATCAGTTCGCCCCCGGAATAGGATGGGACGTTACAACGAAAATGCTTGCAACGTTCTTCGTTTTCAGAAGCGCCCAAAGCGCGGCGCCGTAAGACGTTTGGTTCCAGAACTTTGCTTCGTCATCGGAACTCATTGTCTTATCGATGTCGTACGCTTTCGAAAAGCCCCCAACACTCATAGACGACAGTACGCCCTTTGTCGTACCGCCGCCTGCGATAGAGTCGAGCGTATCTCCAACTGGTGCCTGCTGTTGTTGAGCAATGATTGTCGCGTAATGCGCAATACAATAACTCATTGCAAGCTTCCAGTCAGAGCCATAAATGCTCTTGAAGATTTTGTTGTTCGCAATTTCGTAGAGATTGTCAAACATCGTCTGACCTTCGTCGGTCTCCATAAATTGCTTAAACTGCGGCATCCAAAAGGTGAAGTCGGCGACCGTGAAAGGCGGGTTTTTTCTATCCGTTTGTATTCCAATTATCGCCATACTGACACCTCCTTATTCTCTGAATTGAAGAACGTAATACGTATCTGAACCAGAGCGTTTTGTTATAACATTACCAGGATTGTAGCCCACCCTTGATAAATGGGTCTTTGCTTTTTCTGCGTCAGACTTATCATCAAACTCAAAATAATGCTTTCCTCTAACGGGTTCGTCATAACCGTCGTAATTGATGTGCGCGCGGTCAAGTTCCGTATCAGGACTTGCAGGACCATCTTTCACGCTGTTTTCAAGGTTCTTTTCCGTGACGTTTCCGTTTACGACAGCCTGAAGATTTTCGATGTGACGATTTTCATCGTTTCGAATTGCCTCGATAGCCGCGTAAGACTCGTCTGGAATTTTGCCTTTGAGATTTTCGAGAGCGACGTTGTAAGCGTCAACAGCAGCACGTTCGTCCTCAAGCAGCGCGTTCACAGTTTGAAGAGGCGATGCTTCGTCTTTCAGCTGAATTGCTTTCACAGCCGAAACGGCTTCATCGTACGTGTTTGCCTCAACCTTATACTTCTTGTCGCCCGTATCGACAATAAATTTTTTCATCGTTCTGCCTCCTTCTATGCAAAAGGCGTCGACAACATCGTTGTCGTTGTCGACGCCTGTGCAAAGATATTTGTTTGTGTCTTACTTCGTGAAGTCCCAGTAAGACACGACGCCGAATTCCGCATTGTTCGTGTTGTAAGGCATCTGAATTTCCGATACCTGACCGACGAACGCCGAGGTGTACGACATCTTGTCAATGTTGGGCAGTGTGATATAATGCTGCATCGGATACGGCATATCGAGACGAACAAAGTCCTTGTCGTTCTTGTAAGCCACGATACGGCCGTGCTTGCCGGTACCCATGTCGTTAAGCGCGGGTCTGGACTCGATTTTGATTTTAACTTCGCCGGAACTTTCGTCGGAACCGAGGTTGTGGTCCAAAATGAACTTGCGGAGCGTATTCGTGTAGAGCGCCGAGAAACGGGAGCTCAGGTCCGAACCGACGAACGTAGGAACGAGGAACGTATCGGGCATGATGCTGATGTTCATACCGCTGTTGAGCAAATACGTTTCGAAAACGCCGTTGAAGAAAGCCACAATATCGGCATCGGACATGCCCTTGAAGCCGCTGTTCGCCGCCGTAGCGGAGCTGTTGTCGATTGTGGTGACCAAAACGTTGTCGCTGTTGAACATACCGGTCGTACCTTCGATACCCGTGTAAGCAACCTTTTGAACGAAGAGGTCCCATCCGGCAACAATCGCGTTGCTGTAGATGTCCTGAATGCTTTTTTGAAGCGTGAGTTTCTTCATCTTTTCGAGCTCGATGAAGCGCAGGTCATACGCAACCTCGAACGTAAAGACGTTCACACGTTTCTGATTGAGACCGGCGTTGACGCGCGGAATGTAGTTGGCATTGTTTCCGACCACGTTCCGGAATTCGTTCATGATACCCGCCCAGTCAACCGTGTAGTAAGAAACGTAATCGACGAAGCCGCCGCCCACGTCTACCGAAACGTCTTTCTGGTATGTGACGAAGTATTTGGGCTCGTAAAGCTTTTGATGAAGCTTAGCGAGTGTTGTGGTCAGGAATGCGAAGTTGGTGTCATGCACCTTCGCATCCCCGACATATGCTTTACGCATACGAGAACCGTACATGTCGCTCAAGCCGAAGCAACGACCTCTGTTGGAGGCCGAAACGCTATCGACGAAGAAGTTTTTTGTCACAGTACTCGGAGTGAATATTCCTTCCATCTTGTTTTACCTCCTTAGTAGATTTTGCGTACTTCAGCAAGCAAAGTCGTGCCTTGCTGTTCGTAAATACCTGTGAATTCATACCCAGGCAATTCCACGATTGTGCTTGCTGCAATTTTATCGGCAGTAGTTACTTCAGCAGAAGCAAGAACCACCGCTACTTTTGCGCCGTTTTTGATTTGCGCAAGTGTTGCATCGCTCTTAAGAGCAATGGCGATAAAGCCATTCATGAACAGGTTGAATGCTTCACCGGGATTTGTGATAGGTCCGTCGTTTGTCTTACCCCACGTATCTTCGAGCTTAACGTTGGTCGCCAACACAAAGCCCGCAAATTCGTTGATGTCCGTCAGCGCGGTCGCCTTTTTGTAGTAGCCGGTCGTCGAGCCGTAGACCACCATGTCGCCGAAGTTGACGCCGTCGGTGCCTTCGATGATGCCGCCCTCGACGTTGTACTTATCGGAAACGGTGGGGTAGCCGCGCATGAGTTGCTTGATTTTGTCTTTGATAATGAGACTCATGATTATCTGTTACCTCCGTATCTTTTTGCCCAAGCCGCGGCAACGTCGTCTTCCTCTACGCTGTCCTCGGTCTTGACGGTCTTTTTTTCGATTGCGCCGGCACTCTTTTTGATGGAGTCCTTTGCCTTTTTCGGTTCATCAGTATCGATGACCTCTTCGATTTGCTCTCCCTCGTCCTCGATTTCCTCTTCCTCTTCCTCTTCTTCCTCGACCTCTTCATCAGTGGTCGTATCAACAAGAGCGCAGAGCTTGTCGGCCATACCGGCAAGTTTCTTGAGGGAAGCGATTTCCTCGGGAGACAGCGCATCATCTGTGCAAGTGTTGGTCAAAGGCTTTTTGGTCTCGTCTTCGTCGTCGGTCTTTTTGACCTCTTCGACTTCCTCGACCTTATATTCTTTGCCGTTCTCGTCACGAACATTGAATTTCATAAAGTCATGTCTCCTTTTAATCTTTATATGATTATTATAATACATTCGATGCAAAAGATATAATCATACGAAAATTCTTTTACATCTCGAGTTCACAGTTTAATTCTGAGAACATCTAATGGCCAAGTATAATATTCCTATTATACTCGACCAAAAGTGTCCCAGAAGTCTTCCTGTGAATTACTTCGATACGTTTACTTTCTTCGTCATGTCAACAATTTCGTCGACTTTCTTGTCCCAATATTCCGCATCGAATTCGTAACCGTGTTCAATCGCGTAAGCCTGAAGCTTCGACATCACACTGTCTTTCTTGACAGCGCCTGCGGATTTGCCTTCTTTCTTAAGTATCGAAGATACGTCCGAGTACAGAGTCTCAGCATTCGCAATCAACTCGTTGCAAGCATTAAGCATATCGGTCGTGGCTGCCGAATTTGCCGCTTCCAACTTAGCCTTTTCAGCTTCGTCAGTAGTGTTTGCAAGTTGCTTACGAATTTTGATTTTCGACTTGATATTCGCGATAAGCGCGATTACGAGTGGAACCGCAACAGCTACTGCCGATGCGACCGCGTATACAACTTTCAAAATTGTTTCGATGTTCTGCATAATACCTCCTTTGTCAACGA